GAAACTTTTCAAAAGTATTTGATTATTAATTATTTTAATTTTTTCAAAATGAAAAAGCTTAGAAATTATTAAATGTGGGTAAATAGTTGGAAAAATAAGTGTACATACTGATCAAACAGTATATTATATCACCATACTGAATAACATTGAACAGTTACTCTAAATGATTTAGAGTTCTTATGGAAAGATTTCAGTATACAATTGTTGTGATCAGCTTGATCACGTCAAGGATGTTTTAAGTTAGTCTGATTACTCTTCACGGAAGAAAATGGAAGCAAATAAGTGTGCATAGATGCACAATGGACGCGCGTAAGTCAGTTCTAATGGACTAACCTTTCATTTACTTTTTTAGGAGACTTACGTCATGAAAACTTCAATTATCGCTCTTGCTATCGCTTTGGCTTCTGGTTCTGCTTTCGCTACCAATTATGGTCCTTCTCAGGCCTCCATTGGTTTCGGTGCAGCTGAAGCTTCTTCCAACGTCGCCGTCGGCTCTCTTTCTGCTACTGCAAACATCGGCAACGGTTTTGCTAAGCAGGGTACTGAAGTTGGCGCCTTTAATCAGTCTGGCGCCAGCGTTAAGCTTGGTAACGGCACTGTTGAAACTGGCGCAGTCAGTGAAGGCGCTACTTACAGCAAGTCCTACGGGATCGCTCATCACGCTTTGGGCGTAACTGGTGGTTTTGCTGGCCAGACCGGTTCTGCCGGCGCTGAAGGCGTTAGCTTGGTTGTTTATCCGGCTCCTCGCTCCAATCACGATCGTTAATATTCGCTCGTGATCTTGCTGTAGCAAGAGTCATGTAAATGTTGAAGACGCAGAGTAAAATTTGCGTCTTCAACATAATCTTTCAAAATTTTGGAGAAAAATTATGAAGAATTTTATTCTTTCCGCAGTACTTGCTCTTGCAGTTCCTTCAGCTTTTGCTGATATTACGGCTACAGCAAGTCAAAATCAAAACGCAACTGCGTCTTCAGGTTCAAGTTCTGGGAATGCTTTCAATCAGAGGTTCGATAGTCACGATTCAGTTCGTGGGTCTGATCTCAGCAGCGCTGTTCCTAACGCCATTGCTCCAAACCTTGCTACCACATTGACTGAAACCTGTATGGGTTCCACCAGCTTTGGTGCTTCTGGTTCTGGTTTCGGCTTCAGCTTCGGTACCACTTGGCGTGACAGCGCTTGCGTACGTCGTCTTGACGCTCGCCAGCTTTCTGCTTTTGGCGATCTTCCTACTGCTCGTGAAATGATGTGCGATAGTGACAAAGTTCGTGAAGCCGCTAAGCGTGCAGGTCGTCCTTGCGTAGCTGATGGCGGACAGCCTTGGGGTATTCCGGTTGCAGCAGCTCCTCAGGAACAAATCGTTCCTACCCCTGAAGCAGCAGCTCCTGTGGTAACTGAACAAGTTCGCGAATAATATCACGGACTGATAAATATAGCATAGGACGCTACAGGGACAAGATTGTTATGCTTTAGGAGAGACATGGAGAGTTGGTAAATGGATTACGTCACGGATGAATAAGGGTTTAGTAACACGGATTTGTTGCTAAACCCTTTTTAGTAACTAACTTGGAGATTTATGATGAAAAAGCTTTTTTTGATTCTACCTGTTCTTATGACGTTCATTGGTTGTACTCCTAATATCAAAGATCGGGACTTTGAAAAGGAAGAAGCCGAATTTATCAAAACACATGGAGTTGCCGCAAAAGATCCATTTTACGCGCCACCTACACCTGATCACATTATGGCAGGTGAAAAGGATGATGTTAGGATCACAATTCACAAGGGATCACCAACGCTACATGACGCTAATGATGTAGATCACAACAAAATTGAACTACAGAATTGGTATGCAGTATTGACCAATGATGGTAAAAAACCAGTTTGCGTAATGACTGAGTGGAAACTCATGGACTTTGAAATGATTTCGGATTATCCTGGTTTCGTTTACATGAGCCCGCATTCGCAAATTATAACCTACGCCCATCTCAGACAGCAAATTTGGAACATCGATGGTACTAAATTCGCGTTACCTCCATCAGGTTACGTTGAAGATATGGACATTCGAGAACCGAATAAAAAGGCAAAATCTGGTGATGAATGTGTCTTTGAGGACGATGATATTGAGGAGCAATAAATGAATAAATTTGCAAGAAATGTAGCAATTACTTTTGGTTTGATTTCAACGGTGGCAGTAGCTGGTCAAATTAATAAATTCTTTGACAATTCTGTTAACTATCCACCGTTAAATACTGGTTATCTTTGGACACGTGGTCTTAATACAATTGACCCGCCTGTAGGTTCAACTGCCAATGTGCTTGCTTCGGTAATGGAAAATGTTACTAATGGAGCGAAGGGGTTGTTTGCATGGAATATTTATACTCAAACAACTACTGACCAGGACGGCGGTGATACAGTTGGTTTGTATTCTCGAATGCATATCAATGGAACAAATAATTGGAACGCGGCGTTTCACGCTGAACAATTTCAGCATAATTCTTCTTCCAATGGAACTTCTATTGGCTTCAACACTGAAGCGTATAATGAAGAAAGCTTTGGTGACACGCCTACTAATACTGTGATTGGTTTTGATGCTCACGCAAAAACTGGTGGTTTAGATACAGCGTTTTTAGTGCAGCAAGTTGATGGTGGCGGGCAAGGTGGCGGACAAAATAATGGTTGGAAAACTGGGTTAGCGCTCAACGGAACAACCATTTGATTTTGGTAATGGAGTCACCATGAAGTATAACCCAGTATCAAAGCGTCTTGTAATTAAAGACTCTACTGGAAAGGTTTTATGGCGCTCTGCTAAAGCTCGTGGTTAAGTAATATCTGAGGTACTTTTTCATGAAATCATTACTCTTCACTCTACTTCTTTTAGCAAGCCAAATTGCTTCAGCTGTGACGTTGTCTTCGATTGTCGATGAAAAAGTACCAACTGTTATTGCTGTTAAAGCTGAAGGTAAGCTAGTTGTTTATAGACCAGAAACTCGGTCAACAATGATAAACCCAGCTCTGTTTGGGAAAATGCTTTCTGATGAGTATGATAAAATTGCATATGATATTGGCAAGTCAAAACCAGTTACACCAGCTGGTAACTTTGTAATTGAAAAAGCATACAGCACAAAGATGCGTGAACCAATTATTATGTTTATTCACGGTAAAAAACAAGTGGTGGCAATTCACCCTCTTTATCTTGGTAAACCTGGTGAACGTAGAGCCGAACGTTTAGCATCTGAACGTGTAGAAGATAGGCGCATAACCAATGGATGCATTAATGTTTCAGCTGATTTTTTTAATATGGCACTTATTAGCTTGCCACAAAGAGCTAAAATGGTGGTTCTAAAAGAAGGTGAATCACTAATAAATGATATTGAATTCAATAATATAAAAGTAGTAGGAGAATATAATGACGACGACGCAGGGCAACTTTTTCAACCTAGATGAAATTCATTTGCTCGGTGATAGAATAGTAGTTGAGCTATTTGACAATGACGATCAATCAGCCGGTGGTATTTACATAGGATTGAAGTGGGACGAAGGATTTCGCCGCGGCAAGGTTTTAAAAACGGGACCTGGCAAAGTTGCTAAGCTAGGTCAAACAATTCCAATTTCAGTTAAACCTGGTGACGTCGTTTTATTTGAGCCAATTGCGGGTCGTCACTTTGATACCTCAAGAACTGAGCGGTACCGGTTAATTAACGAGGATGAAATTCTATTCGTAATTGAAGAATAAGCATTGACCTTCGATAAATAGAGCTGAAAGCAGTAAAAACTGCTTGTAAGCTTTATAATCGGAGGTTTAAATGAAAGTAGGACCATTTTTAATTCAACAATTTGCGTCATTTCTCTTAGGAAGTGATATTTTTAATCGTTTAAAAGCTGTAGTAGAACGTCAAAATGATAAAGCATTAACTGGGCCAGAAAAACGTCATGCAGCTCTTGAAGAAATCAAAGAAATCGGTCTTGATCTTGCTAACTGGGCAGTCAATCTTGGTGTTGAACTTGCAGTTGCGTGGTTTCAACATAAAGCAGGAAAGACTATTTCCAGTAAGTAAATAATGAATAAATGTTATTACATAACACTTAAAATTTAAACTAAATTCCATAAATACTTTAGCAAGGGATGCCACAAGGAACGTTTTACTGCTGCCCCGCCTGGAGACACCACTGGAAGTTTGATAATCTAGGCGCCCTTTTTTATAAATCATGAGGAATATTATGGAACACTTACTTTTTATTGCGTTAGTAGTTGGTTGGCCAGGTATATTTTTACTTTTTAAAATGTTCAGAAAAGGAAATAAAGAATAATGGAAGAAAAAATTGAAAAATTAGAAGAGAAAGTTGAAGCGCTAACTGAATTAGTTGCGCAACTAATTAAGCGTGTTACTGAACTTGAAAGCAAAGAAGTTGTTACATATTCAGGAAGAGTAGGCGCTTAATTGAAAAGCATTCAGCATTATGGACCTGGATCAACAGGTCCATAACTAAATTGACGTGGCCCGCAGCGTCATAAAAGGTGGCGAGCCCTAGGGATTTTTAATCCTGGCGAAGTGTAAGCGTGACGAATTGATCACGTAAGGACGTGTGATAAACCTGCTAATACGATAAATTAGCGTTGGCTAGGAACCAGCATTTACTCTAAAGGGTCTCATTGAGACCCTTTTTTAGTTTCTAAATATTTCTTTAATAATTATTTTTATTTTAATATTGGTTTAATAAAAATAATTTACAATTAGCCATTTTTGTGATATAAATACACTTAGGATGAGACTTCTTTTAAGGATCCAAGCATCTTAGCGTTGTTACAACTCCTAAAGCCCGGTAAATTCTTACCGAATATTTAAATTTCGAGTTTTAAGGTATTTTAACTATGATTAGATTTAAAAAAATCATATTGGGAACCGCTTTGTTCGTTGTTTCTCACTTAACGAGCGCAGCAGTTCTCATTATTCCTACCCCACTAAATACCGCCATTAAACCTCCAATGGAGGTTAAATTTGATGGTGTGCTTCAACCTACCGGTATAAATTCAATAGTTGCAAATCAAGCGGCTTTAGTTCGACTTGGTAAAGCGTTATTTTGGGATACTCAAGTTGGATCTGATGGAATGGCCTGCGCATCATGTCATTTTCACGCAGGTGCTGATAGCAGAAACGTAAATCAAATTAATCCTGGTTTAAATCATGCTGGCAATACTGTATTTGATCCATTCCCAACTGGTGCTAAAGGTCCAAATTCAACATTGACAGTGCGTGATTTTCCAATGTGGCAGTTTACTGGTGTTGATCCATTAAATCCACTTCGTCAAACTGCGCTAGTTATTGATGATGTTATTAGTTCTGCAGGAACATTTAACGGCGTTTTTGTTAATACCAGTGGTACTTCCGGTAATGACGTTTGTACGCCAAGAGCGCCTGATTATGCAACAAAAGATAATCTAAACACGCGTTTTGTTGAACCACGTAATACTCCAACTACAATTGGCGCTGGATTCTTAGTTCGTAATTTCTGGGATGGTAGAGCTAATCGTGTATTTAATGGTGTAAATCCTTTTGGTTTACGTGATCCTAACGCGCGTGTTTTTAGAAACGTTGCTGGTGTTGTCGCTCCTGTTAAATTAGAAGTGAATAATGCTTCTACTGCATCTCAAGCAGTTGGTCCAGTGCTTTCAAATCTAGAAATGAGCTGTCAAAATAGAGCATTTCTTGACGTAGCTGCTAAGATCGTTGCAGCTAAAGCGTTAGCAAATCAGAAGGTTTCTCAATCTGACAGCGTTTTAGCGTCTCTTGTAGCTGGGACCGCCAATCCAAATTTCCTTCGCGCTAACGTTACCTATCGTTCATTAATTCAAGCTGCATTTAAGCCAGAATTTTACACTGGAACAAATGCCCAAGGAATTCCTTTAGAACAATCAAACTTTGCAATGTACTTTGGTTTAGCTGTTGCTGCTTATGAGAATACATTAGTTGCTGGTAACAGTAAATTTGATACCATTCCAAGAACAATCCAAAATGTTCTACCGGTTGGTGGTGCAATTCCTGTTCAAGCACCTCAGCCAATTCGTCTTCCAAGCGGTGTTTTTCGCGGTTTAACACGTAGCGAGTCACGTGGTCTTGATTTGTTCATGGGCGTAGTTTCAGCTCTAAATCCACAAGTTGGCGTTGATCCTATAACTGGCGCCCCAATTCCACAGAAAAATGGTCGCTGCATTCTTTGTCATAATGGTCCAGAATTTACAACTGCAACATTTACTGCTTTAGCTCCTGCTCCTGCCGGTGTAATTGTTCCTCCTGGTGCTATCGCTCCTGAGTTTATGGCTGAACCAATGCCTTTTGCTCCAGGTCTTGCTGGCGCAATTCCTGTTGATCCAATTGTTCCAGCGTTTGATCCAGCAGCTCAGTTTGGTACTTATGATCTTGGCTTCTATGATATCGGTGTAACACCGCTTGATTTCGATCATGGTCTAGGTGGAAATGACCCATGGAATAATCCGCTAGCGTTCGCTAAACAATGGGAAAATGCATTTAATGCAAATACTCCTTGCCCTGTTAGCCCTCTCGGTATCGTTGTAGGCGGAGCAGCTTGTACGCCTCCTACTACGTCTGATGTGTTCAACGTCAATATCAATTTTGTTGATGCAGTTGGTCTACCAGTTGTTATGACTCCAGCGCTTTCACCGGCAAAGACTGACGGTTCATTTAAGACACCATCTCTAAGAAACGTTGCTTTAACTGCACCGTATTTCCATAACGGTTCAGCAAAAACCCTTGAAGAAGCTCTTCAAGTTTATAATAATGGCGGGTTGTTTATTAATCCAAATCATCACCCAGAAATTATACCACTTGCATTTGATACAACAGATATTACTGACGTTGCTAATTTCTTGAGAACTCTTACTGACAATCGTGTTACTCTTGAGCGCGCCCCATTTGACCATCCTGAGTTGTTGCTTCCAAACGGCCACAAAACGGATGTTAATGGAATATTAATAGGTGCTATTGGACAACTAAATGCGACTGATAACATCGTTAAAATTACTGCAACTGGCAGACTTGGACGTACAAGAGCATTACCTAACTTCGAACAGACGTTAGCTCCGTAAAGTCCTATTTGGTGACAATAAATAGCAATGAGTGGTTAACAGCTGCTCATTGCTATTCCAATCGTCTTTAATTTGTGGCCTTAGACGATGGCCAGTTTCATATCAAGGAGAAATAAATGATGTACAATAACAAGCTAGTGGTCTGCGTAAAAGCAGGCGGTCAAATTCTTCGTGAGAATGGAGATACAATCTTTCTTCCATTCAACACGGAATATTCTTTATATTTCAAAAACTTAAATAGCACCCGCGTTCAGTTTTCACTAAACGTCGATGGTCAAAATGCAACTGAAGATTGTTACTTGGTTATTGAGCCAGGTCGTGAAATGACACTTGAACGTTTTATCAAAAATGGTAACATGAACAGCGGCAATCGCTTCAAGTTTATTGAACGCTCTGCTTCTGTTGAGCAACACCGTGGTATTGGCGCGGAAGATGGGTTAATTCATATTGAATTTGAATTTGAGCAACCATACGTTCAACCCATTTCATATCGCCCAAATCGTACACCTGACTGGATCTATAATCAAAATAATTTCTTAGGCGGCCAACTTAGGTCAAAAGATCTTGGAGCTGTGGCACCTCGAGGAATAGTTGATAATTCATTCTATAATAGCACGTGTTCATATGATTCAAATGTTCGAGGTGTTGAAATTTCAGCGCAAAATGTTGCAGGTATTACTGTACCTGGGTCTATTTCAACTCAGCAATTTCATGAGACGCAGGCTCTTAAAACAGATGGTGTAAAACATTCTATAGTGCTTCGTCTTCTCGGTGAAATTCAAAACAAAATCGTTCAGCGTCCAGTTACTGTAAAACACAAACCTACTTGTGTTACTTGTGGTCGTCGAAATAAAGCTACAGCTCGATTTTGCACAAATTGTGGTACAAATTTGCAATTAATCTGATAAATAGAAGTATCACATGTTAATTATGGGAGATACACAATGTCAGATTTTCAAAAATTATTAGACGCAATTAAAGATCAAAAGGTTCGTCTTGATTTCAATGTAAAGCAGATTGAAGAACAAGTTGTAACTGGTGCCAAAGCCGCTGGAACAGCTGTCGTGAATGCGGGTTATGAGGTAGGTAATAAAGCTGGTGAAGTTTACGATCAGGTTAAACCAGTTGTTGTTGAAGCAGCTCAAGCTGTTGCAGCAAAGGTTGAGGAAGTTGTGGCTGAAGTTAAACCAGTTGTTGTTGAAGTAGTTGAAGATGTTAAGGAAGCCGTAACAAATACTGTTGACGCTGTTGAACAAAAAATTGACGAACTTACTAAAAAAGATTAAAAATTTGTACTTTTAGGGAACTTGTGTTATAATAAACTCAAGTTCCCTTTTGTATGAGAGAAACTACGATGAAATTTTACCTTGTTGGCGGCGCGGTCAGAGATATTGCGCTAAATAAGGCGCCACGAGATATCGATTTTCTCGTAGTTGGTGCTACTCATCAAGACATGCTGAATATGGATTTTATTCCCATTGAGGCAACATCTTTCCCTGTTTACCATCACCCTGTATCAAAAGCTGAATTTGCCTTAGCGCGACGGGAGCGCAAGGTAGGGACTGGATACCATGGTTTTGAAGTAGATTTTAGTCCTGACGTAACGTTGGAGGAAGATCTTTTTAGACGCGATTTTACCATCAACGCAATGGCTATTGAAGTTTATCAAGTCTATGATGATGGGTCTTACGAGGTCACTTCTGGTGACATTATTGACCCATTTAATGGACTATATGATTTAGAAACCAAAGTGCTAAGGCATGTCTCTGATCACTTCATGGAGGATCCTGTACGTGTTCTAAGAGCTGCTAGGTTTTTAGCTAGATGGCCTGAGTTTCACATCGATGCTGGAACGCTTAATCTGATCAGTGAAATGCGTGAAAATGGTGAACTAAACAGTCTCACACCTGAGCGCATTTATCTTGAACTGACAAAGACACTAATGGAAAAAATGCCAAGTCGCTTTTTTCAATATTTGTATGAGTGGAGGCTCAGCCATCTTGTTCAACATATTTCAGTGCATTCAACAGTTTTCGATTACCTGCCTGACACCGTGACGTTAACACAACGCTTTGCCATTTTGGCTGCCTCACATTGTTATTTGTCAGCAAGTGACATCGTTGAAAAAATGACAGCGCTGAAAACCCCTAGTGAAATTATCAAGGTGATGCTGAAAGCAAAATTTCTTGATTACCAGTTTATGCAGCTTACCTCTGATTTTATGACTGATTGCAAGTTAGCGGTATGGGTATTTGAAACTTTGAAAGGATTGAACGCAGTACAAGACCCCCGCATAATGCGAGAGCTAACGGCTGCTTTGCCGTTCTACATTAGCTTCAAGGATAAGGTTCAAGTATGGATGCTGCTCAATTATGCTGCAGGAATTATTTCAAGAACGCGCTTTGCCGATCTAACGGAAGACCAGCAAAAAACATTAAAAGGACCTGACGTTGGTCGCGCTCTTGATGAACTAAAAATTAAACAAATTCAAAAACTTATAGACACAATAAATGGACAGTAATTATCAAAAATTAGTAATTGTTTTACGCTCAGATCTTAAAAACGCCGAAGGTCAAAAAATCAGAACCGGTAAAATTATTGGACAAGCTGTTCACGCAGCAGTGGATGTATTGATGACTGATACGCTACGTGAGGTTCGTGATGAAGCATTTGATTGGCTTTCTGACGGTTTATCTCGCGTAGCTGTATTAAAAGTAGGGTCAGAAGCTGAGTTAACTGATATTTACAACAAAGCAGTTGAGAACGGTTTTAATACAGCGCTAGTAAAAGATCATGGGCTTACAGAATTTGACGGTGTACACACATTAACAGCATTATCAATTGGCCCTGCAGATGCTGATTTGTTAGATCGCGTAACTGGTCACTTGAGCTTGTTTTAACCCACATGCGCGTCATCACCATTACGACGTAAAAATTCCTTCACGTCAAATGGTCTCATAACGCGGCTGTTAAAGATTTGAAATTCTACTCTTTGTCCATACTGGAGAAGCTTATCTTCACCATCTTCATCTAAGATTTTAATTGCTACAATGTTTGCTGAAATTTCAGCAAATTGATCTTTTCGCAGACGTTCGCCATCAACGTAAACGTTTAGGCTTCTACCATCAGTATTATAAGAGTGTCGTAAGAAAAATGTTGCTTGTTCTTGTTGCGCTACGTGTGATTCCCAGATATTATTTTCTGTTGCGTAAAGTGGAAACCAGCCATCAGGTGTGTAAACGTAAATACCTTGTCGAGGGTAAACATTGAAGAAAATAACCTCTCCAACTTTAGGATAGCTCGGAAAAAAATCTTTGACAGGTAAAACAAGACGATCTTCAGGAGTTGGATCTGCGAATGTTTTCATATGTACTTTACCTTATGAGTTTGATATAATGTGACATAATTTATTTATAGGATCTTATTATGGGAACCAAGAACAGTGAAATTCCAGAAATTTCTGCTGAAGCTTCAGAAACATTTGACTTAATTCAGGAAGAATGTTCCGAGCTCATTCAAATTATTAGTAAGATTCGACGTTTTGGTTTAAAATCGTCACATCCTTTTCATGATACTGATGTAACTAATTATGCACATCTTATTCAAGAGATGGGTGATGTGCTATGTCTCATTGAAATTCTTCAAGATCACCTGAAGATTTCAAATGAAGACATTAATAAAGCAATTGACAAAAAATACACGAAGCTTCAACAATGGACTAACGTTATTAAAAAGCATTAATGCTTCGTGATTTGTTTGAATTATTTTTTCACCTGTTTAGAGTTATTTGGCTTTATTTTGCCTTGTTTTGCGTGTTTATATGTTTGATTTGTTTATCTTTTTTAAGAAGGATTTGGGTTCTGGGACTTTTGCTACCTTCTAAAAACAAAAGGACTACAAGGCATCTCTAGCGTACAAGAACGCCCTTTCACAAGAGAGGTAAAAGTTTAGTTAAGCTTTGAAAGCGACACTCAGGGTGGCGGCAGTTTTCGAAATTAACTCCAACACGGAATTAACTGGTTGGTAAGCGGGTGGGATCAAATGCAACTTTATCAAATGGACAAACGCGAGTTGAAGTCGCGGGGTAAAGTCTAGAGGCAGAGCGTTTAACTAGCACCAGGTTCTCCTGAGGAAAAGCAGGAAAAAACAACTCAACAAGAGTTGCCATACACAGCCGTATTCGTCCATACCGTGAATGCCTTACAATAGTAGGGTTTTGACGGTATGCGCGGGTACCTCTAGCAAGGTGAAGCATCGCAGTTGCTTCGACCAGGATATGAATAACCGCTTCATATTTGCCGGCTGATAAACGCGTCTTTTTCTCTAGTACTATAGTAGGGTCTTTAACTCTACTCCCTATACTAGAAATAGCTCCTAATTCATAACTAAACTTTTACAAAATCTTTAGTTACGGGTGGACCTATTAGCTATTAGAAGGCGAAAAATCCGGAAAAATTAAAATGGCAATTATTGAAAGAATTGAAGAACACTTAAAATCAACAGATCGTGACTTACTTAATGAAGCTCTAATTGAGTTAAAGATTTTAGAAGAAGTCGCCTCTGAAAGAGCGGCTTTAATTGCTGCTATTTTTAATCACGATGATTTTGAAATTCATGATAAAGCGCTTATTGAAAGAATAAATCGCGCTCTTTTTGCAAAAGATTATTTAGACAAGAGATTAAATCGCTACAAGTTCGAATGTAAATTGTATGAAGAGTAAGTTATAATTGTACCATGTCCGATTAAGATTGATAAATAAATTTATGATCATGATCGGGGTAATTAAATGAAACTGCATGAAATAACAAATATTTTTAGAAGCGCTATTCCTATGGCTGAAATAGTTCCTATTTACAATATGACTGAATATTTTTTAGCAGATGAAGAAGCAAAACGTGAAGCGTTTACTGCTTTTCATCCGCATAAGACGCCAATTGACTTGTTTGCCGAGTTTAATGATCGTCCAAGTATAGACGCAGAAGTAACAATCAATGATGGTTCAATAAAAAATATAAAGCTTGAATGCGGCCGCTGGGGGATGGTAGTACCTGCCGAGGGTGAATTTGAACGTGAGGTCCTTTATAAAGGAACTCGTTATTACATGCTTAATAGCGCAGCAAATCCTAAGGCAAAAACAGCAAAGTATTTTACTGAAGCTCACATAAAAGCGAGCCCTCAATATTCAGAATTTTCTGGACGCTATAATAATTATTTACAGCAATCAAGAGAAAAATTTCAACAAAAAGTTTTAGAAAAACTTCGTTCTTCACTTTCATTAACTGCTCAAAAAGCATTAAATGAAAATTTACATGATCTCGTAAAACAGAACGCTTTTCAAGAGCTTCATGATTGGTTTGTTGCTGAAGGTTTTTCAAACATTCCACCTGCTGAGAATTTCAAAAAGATGTACAATCTTAGTGGTTGGACTATTCAAACAGAACAAGTATATGGTCACCAACAAGGAACTAATCAAGTAATCGATTGGAAGAACAAACGTTTTTACGTGCTGGGTTGGTCATCAGACGATTGAGGTGAATAAATGGCATTAGGCCCAGACTATTCAGAAGACATTCTAGATGATTTAGAAGGCATTATAGATGAAAAATTGGTTGCTGCAATGGCTACAGATGATGAACCGGCTATTACAATAACTGATTTTCGTTTAACGCCTGACCGCTTTAAAATTTTAAAACAACGTTATATTAATGCTGGGTGGGCAGAAATAACAAAAGACGATGTTGTGATAACTTTTTATAGAAAAGCTCAATTTCATTCTAATTCATATTTTCCACCAGATAAATAATAATCATGAACACTATCCCGAAAATTACAAGCGCAGACGCTGGCATTAATGATGGAACTATGGTTATAAACTGGGAAGCTGAAAACTTTGGTTTTGGTCAGCTTTATGTCACGTGGGATAACATGCGTGACAAAATTAAAATTGACGCTGAAACGCTTTCTAGAGAAATGGTTGCTGCTATTTTAGCAAAAGTTGCTGAAAATGCAATACTTGATAGTGATGAAGAAAAATCAATGAATGTCTATGTGGCAACGCCAGAGGAACTTGAAGAAGTTTGTCCCCGTGGCAGCATTGATAACGCCTACGTCCAGTATCCATTTTTTTATAATGTTACTCCGCTTACTTCTCCAGATACATTTGAGATTGAATTGCGTTATAACGCTATTGATGATAAAGTAATTTGTGTAAGATACGAAATTCACTCTCGTGTTGGAATGAATGAAATTTATAATACCCTTACTGATCATATTAATAAAAATGGATTTACCCATCCTCACTTTATTAGTGGGCAAATCTGGCAATGGAAATGAATGATAGTTTGCATCTGCTATAATATCAATGAGCAAGCAATTAAAGATTTAAAACCATCTAAAGTAAAAGATGTGTTCGACGCCTATTTTACACTTCCACAATGTGGCAAGTGTTGTTCAACTATACATGAAATAATATCGGAGATAAAAAATAATGACAACGGAAACGCAACAAGATGCCCACGTGATGTGTTACAAGCTAAGTACTGGAGAAGAAATCCTTGCAAGGACTGTAAAGGTGAACGATACTGTCGTTCTAATTCAGAAGCCGAGGGCTCTTATAATTGCAAGAGGCCAGGACGGTAACGTAGGTCTTGCGCTTGCGCCGCTTATTAAATGTTCACCTGACTCTGATATGTTTTTAAACGCAGAGCATATTGTTCTTACTATTCCTGAATCTAATCTTCCGAAAGATGTTATCGATTCATATCTTCAAGAAGTTTCAGGAATACAATTTGCACAAACTTTAATGGGATAAAATGTCACTTTGCCCAATCTGTGATAGAGAGCTCGATGACGATGAAATTGAATTTCATCACTTAATACCTAAAACTTTTAAAGGTACTGAAGGTATTTACGTTCACAGAATCTGTCACCGCAAAATTCACTCAACGTTCTCAGAACGTGAGCTACTTCATAATTTTCATACAGTGGAAGCTCTTCGTTCCAACTCTGAAATACAAACTTTCGTTCAATGGGTAGCTAATAAGCCGCCAGCGTTTTACGTTTCTGGAAAGGATTCAAACGAAAGAAAGCGAAAGCGACGACGCTAATTTTATTTTAACTTAGAGGTTGACTTATGGCGAAAAAAATATGGGAATGGTTTTTACGTAACTTGCTTTTAATTAGTTTATCAATTTTATTGATTGTGGGAGCGTATTCAATCATCAATAGAACACAAACTCATGATGAGCCGACACTGTCTTATTATAACTTTATTCAGGCAGTGCACACCGGCTCTGTATTTAATGCCATCATTCAGAGTAATGAAATTCATGGAATGTTAAAATCTGGTACTGAGTTTAAAACACTTGCACCAGATAATGACACGCATTTGATTGATGATTTATTTAGGTACAATGTTGATTTTCGAGTAATTCCACCTGAAAAACAAAGCATTGGAATGGCAATTTTTATTAGCTGGTTCCCGATGCTTATCTTGATTGGTGTGTGGATTTACTTTATGCGACGTCAAGCTGGCAGCGGCCCGCTGGGCTTCGGTAAAAATAAAGCAAAGTTAGTTGCTGAGGACAAGGTAAAGATTACATTTGCTGATGTCGCTGGCGTTGAAGATGCTAAAGCGGACGTTAAGGAAATGGTTGATTTTTTACGTGATCCTAAAAAGTTCAACAAGCTTGGTGGTAAAATTCCACGTGGAGCTCTGTTAGTTGGGCCACCTGGAACTGGTAAGACAATGCTCGCCCGCGCTGTTGCTGGCGAAGCTGGAGTCCCATTTTTTACTCTTTCAGGTTCTGACTTTGTAGAAATGTTTGTTGGTGTTGGTGCCTCTCGCGTTCGCGATCTATTCGAGGAAGCAAAAAAGAAGGCACCTTGCATTATTTTCATTGACGAAATTGACGCAATTGGTGCCTCTCGTGGACAAGCTATAATGGGAAATGATGAGCGCAATCAAACTTTGAACCAGCTACTTGTTGAAATGGATGGCTTTGAAGGTACTGAAGGAATTATCGTTTTTGCTGCAACTAATAGAGCTGAAATTCTTGATCAAGCTTTACTACGTCCTGGTCGCTTTGACCGACAAGTATTTGTAAATCTACCGGATATTATTGGTCGCGAACAAATTTTGCGGGTTCATACTCAAGCAATTCCGCTAAATGATGATGTTGATTTGCTTGCAATAGCTCGTGGAACACCTGGTTTTTCTGGCGCTGACCTAGCAAATCTTGTGAATGAAGCTGCTATTCTTGCTTCAAAATGTGATCGTGATGTTATTTCAATGCGTCACTTTGAAAAAGCAAAAGACAAAATCATGATGGGCGCCGAGCGTAAATCGCTAATGATGACTGATGATGAAAAGCGTCTTACTGCCTATCATGAAGCTGGTCACGCGGTTGTTGGATTTTTTACTCCTGAGCATGATCCACTTTATAAAGTTAGTATCATCCCGCGCGGTAGAGCCTTAGGTATTACTATGTTCCTACCCGAACATGATAGAGTTTCAATGTCAAAGCGTAAGGTTGAAGGTCAAATTGCAAGCTTGTATGGTGGTCGAATTGCTGAGGAAATTATTGCTGGGCCAGACGGTATTACAACTGGAGCTTCGAATGACATCGAGCGAGCTACAGTTCTCGCAACTAAGATGGTAACTGAGTGGGGCTTTAGTGAAAAGCTTAAGTTGCTTAAGTATATTGATCAAGACCATTCATCAATGTCAAATTCAACTCACATTGCCACTGGTCTTGAGGATGATGAAGATCGAAGAATTATCAAGGAAGAAATAGAGTCAATATCACAGCGCAACTATGATAGAGCACGTAACATTATTGAAAACAACTGGTCTAAAATGGAAGCAATTGCTGAAGCACTGATAAAATTTGAGACAATTGATATTAAACAAGTCGAAGAAATAATGGCAGCATAATAAAAAGTGTACTTTTTGACTAAAATTTAATACAATTAAACTACATAATCACTTAAATGAGGTATTTTTGATGAAATGCGATGAACTGCGTGGAAAGTATATGGTTGTTACTGGTGTTAAGCCGTGGAGTACCACTCCAGTATGTGACTATCGTGTTATTGGTGCGTTATATCTGAAACCTGACGTGGAGCTTATTCCTGAAGCGATTAAATATGTTCTTGAACAAGATCCTCGTTGGACACCTCAAGATAAAGTGGATGCGATTTATCATAACATGAAGGACATGCGTTTGTTCAATGGAATGAAATGGTCTGACGCTTTGATTGTTGAACATTACCTGTTTCACAATTGGTTTGGATTTATTCCTGCTGAAAATGTTCTTGCGCTCTTTGAACCTACTGAGCAGTTTAGACTTAACACGGTCACATGATCCCGTCAGACGAAGAGGTAAATGATCAAAACGAAAGCGTCGATGAAGCTTGTCGGCGCTTTTATGATAGATTGTTTTCGTTTTTAGCTCTCAATGAAATTCTAGTAAAAACATTTTACCCAGTAAAGTTCATTTGTAAAATGAATGAAAGCGAATACTGGGACTATCTTACTTATCTAACACACCTTGAAATTAAAGGTCGAGTTGTAATTCGCCAAGGTATTTACGACAGAGTCAAATCTCCAAAAAAGACAGATGGCCAACTATAAATAACATTAGAAAAGATGCGTAATGGTCTTTTCTATGGTGCCGACTATTTTAGTGGCAAATTGACATCTTGCTTGAAAAAGGAGAAATCACATGAATAATATTTCTGTACGTAATACTTGGCCTGCATCTTTTAGCAGCGCTGTCGTTCCCCGCATGATTGGTTTTGATGATCTGTTCAATACTATTGATCAGCTAATGAGAAGTAATCAACCTCCTGAAAGTTACCCGCCTTTTAATGTCATTCGCGAGACTGATGATTTGTGGCGCATTGAGATAGCTGTCGCAGGCTTTGAATCCCACATGTTAAAAGTGGTGGTCGATGATGGCTATTTAATCATCATTGGTGACCGTAGCGATGAAACACCTGAAGGAACTAATAAGTATATTCATCGTGGTATTTCTTCTCGTAAGTTTGAACGTCGTTTTCGTATTCCAGAATCCGCCGAAGTTCAAACAGCCGTGCTTAATAACGGAATGTTAATTATCGGAGTGCAAAACGTTGTTCCTGAGAAAGAAGTAAAACGCATAGCTATACAACAAATCTAAAACAAATAGGGCAAGCAGATTTTAAATCTGCTTGCCCTCTTTTTAAAAGTAAAAATGACCTACGGCATAATCGACGTAATAAAAGATGAAATTACTGGTAACGCTGAATATGTAAATGAACAATTAAAAAAGGAACGTCTTTACATTTGTTCTACGTGCCCTGATTTTAAAAAGCTTTCACGACAGTGTGGCGCTTGTGGTTGCTTTGTTGACGTGAAAGCTAAGTATGTTTTATCAGAATGCCCTAAAAGCCGCTGGCTTAAGTAGCTCGTGTGTATTTAAATACGACAGTTATTTTTATGTCGTCAGGCGCATTTGAAGGATAATGTGCTTTTGTGTCATCTTTTTTAGATGAATTATCATTAATTGAAACAATCTTACATTTTTTAAATGTGCGTGAACTTGTTACTTGATCATTTTTACTTTTGTCGACTTTAATATCAAACATAACTAATGGTGATGAAAGCTTCTTTAGTTCGTCAACTAAATTACCAGTTGAGTCAAAAAATTGAAGCTCCATTCTGTTATTTTTATTGCTTCCATTATTAATGTTTAACTCATTATTTGGGCTTTCAATTACTGCGTTTTCAATTGTTAATTTATTAACGGTGTTGTCACCTAAAATATTACTTAGTTCAATTGAAATTTCTTTTTCACGCTTGCCTTTAACTGTGTAAATATCAACGACGTTTGAGTTAATTGAAACTGTTTTTGTCTTATATGTTAGACGAATAAAGATATGTTGTTCATACCAGCTCAATAAGGGTAACTTTGAGAAACGTTCTCTAAAAATATCGAACACTTTACATTCTGAAAATGTAACCGTTTCATTATTTCCAAAGTGAAATGAAATTCCAAAGTTTGCCGGCAATTGAGCAGCAGTTAAAATATTTTGACTTGCGATATCATCAGAAACAACTATTGTAAAGCTCTCGTCGCGCTCATTAAACCCTCTAACTTCAACGATATTAAAGCTAGCTGGAACCGTTGTTCCAGAAAATGAAACCGTAAAGTCACTTCTAAGATGATTTTGCTGGATTGGCAAAGTACTTGTTTGAAGTTGAGAAAGAACAAAATTCGCAAATTCATCAAAGCTTTCACTTGATGCTACTAACGACCTAAAATTGAACTTGTATTTAAATGCTGGTCCGGCCCCACTCACAAAAGGACTTGCTGCAGGGTGCGCTTGATCATAAACAGTATCACGAGAAAATTGAATACCATAGAATTTTAAAATTGGATTTCCATTTAAAATGCCTGCAAGTGTATCATCCGCTAATGTAACAAAGGTAGGATTTAACGATAAAATGTGTTGATGCGGCCAAGGATGAGTTGTAATTGTATTTGGATCAGTTGTGCTAGTCGCGGTTGCCCCAGTAATTGTAATCTGGGGGGTAAATGGTGTTCCTGTTACAGTATTTGGATCGACTTCAATAGTCATTTGAAGCGCTTGTGCGAGTAAGTCATCAGTTGCAAACTGCTTTCCTACAATAGCTGGTTTAATAACCCAGTAAAACGCGTGTACAATTTTTTCAAAATCTGAGGCAGTGATTGTCATATAAATCTCCAATTGATAATTTTATTTATATCAGAGAAGTGTACTTGTTCTTTTAATTAGTTTATAATTTCTCTATTAAAAAGGAGAATTTAAATGTCTTTACCTTCAAGAAAAGAGCTGTTGTTCTTAGCCAAAGAACTAGATAAAATAATTCCTGACCTTATTAAAGAAGCAACTGGAAACGCTCTTTTAAATTATGATGACGTTCATCAGGACCTTTACGATCGTTGGTACGCTTCACTTGATTTGTCAAAAAAAATAACTGACCAATCTCCAGATTGGTCGATTTATGCTGATCCTGGTTATTTAACTATGACAGTTTTTTGTTTTTCGAATTGGTCAAAGCGCAATGCGCTAGCTACAATCAAATTTTTTAATGATCTTGACATTTGTCCAAAAAGTATTGTTGATGTTTTTGGAGGAAATGGTCAAAGTACTGTTTTGCTTGCAAAAGCTTTTCCAACGTCAGAAGTTATTTACTTCAATACCGACGCTGAACAACCTGCAATAGTTACTCTTTTAAAGGAGCGATTTAAAGCAGAAAATCTTACAATAACTAATCAACTATCAGGAGCTGAGTGCGTTTGTGCGTTTGACGCGATGGAACATTTAGTAGAGCCATGTAATTTTATCCATCCAATTTTAACGGCGCCTGAAACAAAATTTTACATTGATTCTTCTTCATTTGCATCTCCAGAAATTGGACATTTTCCTGAATATGTCGATTTTGAAGGAAACATTTGGAAAAACGACGTATTCAAACGTCGTTACTCAAAGTTTTTAAAATCAATTGGCTATCTTAGATGCGATAATAAAGATCGTTTTTTTGCAAAACAACCGTTTAACGGTCGCCCAACAATCTACGTTCACAAAACTTTTAGTAAATCTATAAAATGATTTTTAAAATGTGTTATAATTAAATTATCAAAACGTTGAGTTACGCAAATGAAACTTTCTGTAGCTGAAAAAATTCAAATTGCAGGTCAGGCAGCTTTAGTCGCTGGCCAACAATGGATAAATGAGCGTGAACCAGAACTTGAAATCCTAAAGTCTGGTGTGATGTATGATTTATGTGGAAATGCCCACGTTCGCTTTCGCGATAAGCGACGGCGCGATTACAAAGAATTCAAGGCAGCCGGTTACGTTTCTACTTGCGATGTAATTGAAATTCCGTATCGTTGGAAACATCGTCAAGAACATGGGTTGCAGTTAGTATGCGCTCAAGCTGCAAAGAGCGCTCTTGAGGCACTTAACGTAGAAGGGTTGAAACTTTGGGATTACATTGATTAAAAAGTAAAATTGACGAAAATATGGGAACAAATTATTATTATCGAACGGATATCTGCAAGTGCTGCAATAGATATACTGAACGTCATATAGGAAAAAAATCTTATGGTTGGGAATTTTCATTTCGCGGCTATCAAGAATATGATGGAGTTACTTTAAAATCTTGGATTGATTGGAAAAATTATTTTCAAGCTAATTATGGTAAAGTTTTTAATGAATATGGTGATGAAATAACAATTGATAAATTCATTGAAATAGTTGAAAAATCCCGAGATTTGTATATTCCATTTTCAGCACCAGAAGAACCTATAAAAGAATCAATAAAACCGCAAAATCACTTTGATTATTGCCAAGAAAAAGGTTATATTTCTCATCTTGATTGGAAAGATGACGCCGGCTGGTCATTTTACAATGGGGAGTTCTCATGACAACAATTGTTGTTTTTACTGGCGCAGGTGTTAGCGCTGAAAGTGGATTAAAAACGTTTCGTGATCATAACGGGCTCTGGGAAAATCATGATGTTCATGAAGTTGCCTCTTTACATGGCTTCCGCCGAAATCCACAGCTTGTGTGGCGTTTCTACCGCGAGCGTCACTTTCAACTTGAAACGGTTAAACCGAACGCAGCTCACGTTGCAATAGCGGAATTTGAAAGATATTGTGAAGAAAAGGGAATAGAATTTGTTCTAATTACACAGAACGTTGACAGGTTACACCGACGCGCTGGAAGTAAAAATGTTCTCGAGCTTCACGGCAACCTTCATGATCTGAAGTGTTCGAGTACATTTGATTGTCCAATACTACCAAGTATTGAAGAAGTTTGGGCATCAGAACAAATAGTTAACTGTGAAGTTTGCAACGGTAAGTACCGACCTGATATTGTTTGGTTTGGTGAAATTCTTCCTGAAAAAACTCTAGCAATGGCAGCTGGAGCTGCCGAGAGAGCGTCACATTTTGTGACTATCGGAACAAGTGGTGATGTTTATCCTGCTGCAGACTTACCATTTACCGCTCTCTACAATGGTTCATTTGTTTATGAAGTAAACCCTAAGCAAAACTGGAAATTTCAACAGCTTCGTGATCATCCATTTTATAAGTGGATTCCAAGCAGCGCAGCAACAGCAGTCCCTGCAGTTCTAAATGAAATAAAGCGAATATTATAAATACTTTTTTATGACAAAATCATAAGGAGGTATTTTATGATTAATTCAAGAAAAATTTCTGACCTTTTACCTTGCGTTCAAGATAAGGTAAACGCTTTTATTCAAAAATGTGATGAAGCTGGTATCGATTTACTTGTTACTAGCACTTTTCGAGACACTGAAAGTCAGGCAGTGCTTTATGCTCAAGGTCGTACTACCCCCGGTAAAAAGGTAACAAACGCAAAACCAGGTTTTTCATGGCATAACTGGCAGTGCGCTGTTGACATTGTTCCACTTCGTAATGGCAAACCAGTTTGGAGTACTAAGCCAGGCCCAGATTTAGACCTTTGGAATAAAGTTGGCGAAATCGGTGAAAGCTGCGGTTTAGAATGGGCTGGTCGCTGGGTTTCCTTCAAGGAATTCGCCCACTTTCAATTTACTGGTGGTCTCAAGCTTAAGGACCTTCAGGCGGGCAAGCGAATCTGTTAAATTTTTGCAAATGAGTTAAGACCGGCCTCTATAAGTTCGGTCTTACACTCAAGCAAATCTTTCTCATCAAGATGTTTGTTCACAATTTCTATTGCTGCTTTTAATTTTTTAGAATTTGGATTAATCGGTTTATTTAATGTATATGTCCAAGTTAAATCTTTAATCAATAACAAGCTTAACACACATTCTTCTATTGGGTTTGATGTTAAGTCAAATGTTAGTTCTCTTAAAGATTTTACAGATTTATGGAAATTATGAAGGGATTTAAATTTAGATGCATGAAAATGCATTTCTCTAACTTTTTCAAGCTGTGCGTCAAAAGTTATACATGATGGAACAACCAGATTAATTTTTTCAGCTTCAGCTGGTAGATATTTTAAACTTTTAAGAGATGTTGAATCTATTTTGACATGTCGTTCAACTTCTATTGGGCTACCGAATAAAGTATCAATTAAAATTGATTCAATTGTAAAAATTTCGCATTTACGAATCTTAAATGGTAACCGCGCTCCCTCATTGGTATTTTTAAGCGAGTAACTAAAATACATCGACTCTAGAAATGTTAGCTCAGTCCAAGGTCCGTCTTCATTGAAGCTTGCAAATTTAAAGATTTCATTATCTGAATATCCCATCTTTTTAAGATAGCCGATTATATCTTCTTTTGTTTTACACATCCAATCACCGTTTTCGATAGAACCTTCTTTCAAAAACTTTTTAAAGTTTTGCATACGCGCTAAATCCGTTTTCAATTAGTTCTGTTTTACATTCAAGAATATCTTTTTCTATAAGATGTTTGTTAATTATTTTGAATGGCTCAGGATATTTTATATGAAATGAAATTGACTGTAGCTCTTTAACTAGCAAAAGACTTAAAATTGATTCTGTTATTTTATTTTGCCCAAATCCTAGAGTAAAAACTTTTGGAAACGATCTATGAAAATTATGTAGAGATGGAAAAGTAGTCATCAAAAGTTGAAGATTATTAACAAATTCATTTTTACATTCTATTGATTTTACATTTTCAACCCAAAGAAAAGCATTTTGAGTAATTTCTTTAGGAAAATGCTCTAGTGATATTAAATCAGGCGAGTCGAGACTAAAATCGCCTTCAACAAGTTCAGGAATACCAAGTAACGTTCCTAATTTAGAATCTTCAGAAATGGTGAAGTTATAAGAACGCTTCATCATGAATGGCATTCCCTTTTTACCGGCACCAGTGTCAACCAGATAACGATCATAGATTTCATTTCTTGAATGTATGATTTTACCTTGATTGTTAATAACCCAGGAATTGCTAATAAAAGCATTTGAAAGTCCTAAGCCTTTCAAAAATGCAATTATGTCATCAGTATTTTTGAACATCCAGCTTCCTGGTTGATCTTGCTCTTCTTTTAAAAAATCTAAAAAACGCATTGTTTATACCAAAAGAGTATTTTTTTCTTATTTATTTGATCGAGTAGAAAGGTCATAAATATGACATATCAATCAAATAATTTAAAGCAAATTATGAAAGAAAATTTAACAAATGCAGAAACAAGAATTGCGAATGAAATTTCAAAGCATATTTTTCGTGTTCAAATTTATATGTCGAAAGCTATAAAAGATCTAATGAATAGATTAGTAGTTCATGACAGAACAAAGCTGTGTAGTGATGAAATTCATGGTTATGCAAAAATTAAAAAAGATATGGATAAAATAGAGTACGGCTCTGAAGAATACTTTAAAAATCTTGAAATCTTAAGAGAAACACTTAATGCTCACTATCGAATGAATCAGCATCATCCTGAGCACTTCACTAATGGAATTGAAGGAATGACGTTGATCGATTTGTTAGAAATGACGTGCGACTGGATTGCGTCATCAGAGCTTTCAAAAAATGGAAATCCATACAGGTCACTTGAGTTTCAACAAAAACGATTTAAAATAGATGATCAACTTTACAAAATCATAGAAAATACGATAAAAACTATAAGTAACGAATAAAAACTTGTACATTTTGGATAGTTATGTTATAATATGCTTAGACTAACTAACTGAGAACTCCAATGAAAAAGGTTTACGCAGTTTCGTCTTCAATCGAATCTCCTTCAACTTTCGCAAATATTTTTGTAGGTACGATGGAGGCATTTTCGCGTCGGGCACATTTTCAAGTTACTTCAGAAGAAGAAATGCTAGATGTAGCAAAAGCACTTTTTGGTAACGATGTTTATGTGAATGAAGTAACTGCTGACGTTGACACCATCGATCTGGCCTTTGATGATACTCAAGGTGAAGAGATAATGTCAAGCGCACCGGTTAGTTCACCTCTTAACATTGAGTTGGATAAAACCATTGATTTTGACAGCATCATTCAACAGGAAATTGAATCTTTTAATCGCAAAGATGATTTGGGATTTCCGATTAGTGTTGAGCTCTTGAAGAGCGAACCTTTGATGTACACGATAATTTGTATGTCAATCCAGAATGATATTTATAATGCAAAGTCTGCTCCTAAGCATTAAAGCTGGAGGTTACAACGATGAATCTAGGAGACGCTGTTACCACTTCATTACGAATTCTCCATGACGCACACGGAGAATTATCTGAACACCAACAAAAAGAGCTTGATTGGATTCATTCGCAGCTTTGTGAAGACGATCAACAAATGTTAAGTTTAGCAATTTTAACTTCACAACTTATGGCTCGCTCTAATTCATAAACTATGAAAATAAAAAACGTTGATTTTACGCTCCACACAGATGGTAGCGGTCTCTGGTCAACTCACGCGACATCAATTCAAATTGTTGCGATTGAGCTTGACGATAATAGGTGGTCTCCTGAACTTTTGGTTTATTTTAAACCAAATGAGTGGGACGTTAATCAGCACGGATTAATCTACACTGATAAACTTTTCAAGAAAGAGCTTCGTGAAGAACTTGCAAAGCTTGGAATGGCGAGTGAAGAAATTGAGTACAGTGAACAAGGAATGCAAGGTCTTGAATTTGTAAGTTTGGATGTTGATCAGAAATTTGTAAATAGTTGGATATAAAAATGAGTGAAATTTACGTAACACTTCCTTCTAATTTTATAGCGATGTATTACTCTGGTTATTTTTATAATCTTGACGACTGTAAGCTGTATTCTCTTAAAGTCAAAGGAGTATTAAAGCCGCTCAAACACCAGAAACCATCAATTCACAATCACATGGAACCTGGTTACCAAGTTTCAGTTCACGGGTATCGACGATACATTAGTGACAAAATGATTGATGAAGCAATTGAACGTTCAAAAGTCAAGACAGTCATACCTGTTCAAAAAATGAAATAAAGGAAAAATAAAATGTCAAATTTCGCAGTAAAAATTCAACGAATTTTTATCAAGCCGCACTCTAACGCTGACGCTCTTGAGCTTGGTAATATTGGTTCGCCCGATGGCTGGCAGGTTGTGGTGAAAAGGGGCCAGTACAAAACTGGAGATCTAGTCGCGTACATCGGCGAGAACAGTGTAGTATGTGAAAACACTCTTCGTAAGTATGGTTTTTGGAATGAAGAGAAGAATATTGGAATGCTCGCTGGCAGTAAGGGTGACCGCGTAAAGGCCATCCGTCTCCGCGGGGAATTCAGTCTTGGAATTTGTATTCCTGTGAAGGAAAATTTTGGTGGATATTATTCGATTCCGCACTGTGATGACGGTGAGGATAGAATTGTTAATGAAGGTGAGAATGTTGATTTTATTCTCGGTGTATCTAAGTACGAACCGCCAATACCTATTGCTTTGGCTGGGGAAGTTTTCAATCTTGGACAACATCTCACCGTTGATTATGACATTGAAAACATTAAAAATTATCCAGATGTTTTGGTTGAGGGTGAAGAAGTTCAATGCACCATCAAAATTCACGGCACCAACTTGCAATTGATCTACCTTCCAAATATCAATGACATGGCTCCTCACGTTCACGAAGAGCTGCTCTTTATTGACAACGTGTTAGCTAACGATGAAGATAATACTTCTGGTTTTGTAGGAGTTGTTTCTAAAGGCTTAGGTGCTCAAGGATTGTGCTTTAAGTGGAATGAAGCCAATAAAAATAATGTTTATCAGCGTGCGGTTCATAATCAATTATCTCATATTGTTCGCGCGCTAAATCAAGCAGAATTCAAAGAACCGGTTGTTATAATGGGAGAAGTCTTCGGCGAAGGAATTCAAGATTTGACATACGGCGTGAAAAGGGGAAATATTGGATTTAAAGTATTTGATATCTATGTCGGTTTTCGAAACGCTGGAAGATTTTTGAATGATGATGAACTTGATCAATTATGTGCACTGCTAGAGCTTCCAAGAGTTGAAGTTGTTTATCGTGGACCATTCAGCAAAGCAAAAATTGATGAATTGGTTCAAGGCGTTTATGATACTTTTGACGGTAAAAAAGAAGTACGTGAAGGTGTCGTTATTAAACCAGTCATTGAACGTCGAGATAGCGGACTTGGCCGAGTTGTTTTGAAATCGATTAACGAGTCATATCTGCTTCGGAAAGGCGGAACAGAATATAACTAAAATTTCCGCTATAAATAGCTCCTGAATAAAAAGGAAAAAAGGAGCAAAATGAAATTATATGAATTACACGAAAGCGTTAATACACCGATTATTGTAGTAGACGTTCAACCAGAGTACGCGTCGTTTGCCAAAAAAATAGTCAATAGAGGGCTCTTTGACTATTTAAATGAACAACGAGGTCCTATCTTGGCATTTTTTAATGGTGAAGAAACAACCAATGATTCAAAGCAAGAGGTTGTTGATTATTGGATTGAAAATGGATTTGATCCAGATGAACTCGATAAAATAGAATGGCATAACAAAACTTACGGGTATTTTCGCGATTGGATGGCAGGTCCTGATCATGGAGTTGATATAAGTGATTCTTTGATAATTAAGGTAATTCGTGAAATGTATCAAAAGCGAATTAGTGATTCGCAAGATTTTGATGATGAAGAATTACTTTCCTTAGTTGGCGAGGAAATTTTTGACTACTGCAAAAACTACTCAATTTGGTTACCGTCAATTGCAGTTACAAAGTTGCGTGACTACACCAACTCATACATTTGTGGCGGAGCTCGTCATGAGTGTTTACGTGAAATCACATTGCTAATGAATGCGTTCAACATCAAATACAAAATGATTGATAAGTTTGTTTATTAATGGTGAAATATGGAAGCTCCTTCTTTTAAGATTGCGACAGAATTTGAAAATAAAGATTGCATTGTTTATAAAGCACAGTGCGCGTGCTTTCATCCAAATGATGATCAAACAATTGAAGTAACTTATATTCCTGATATTGATTCGGTGAATATAAGCATTTCAACAAAGGTCTTTTTTGACGTGAATAATCATTCACTTACTCAAAAAACACCAATTTCTTTCTTTCAAGGAATGAAAGATCGTATGAAGGCTGCTTGGTCAATTATGACGACAGGCCGAGCAACCTATGAAACGGAATTTGTATTCGAAAATTCTCGTCATCTTAATGACTATACTCTTGCACTTCTTTACGCGCTTAAAAAAATGAAAAACCGTGTAAAAAAAGATGAAGAAGTAGTGTACGATTGAGCTTTTTGGTTAATAATTAATTTTACGAAAGCGATGTTATAGAATAAATTTTCAATATAAAATAGTATATCTATTAAAAATATTGGAGATTTAAATGAAAGATCGTCGCAAAAATGTAAATGCAGGTGTTATCTTAGCAAGCGTAAGTGCGCTAGCTGTTTTGATTGTGGTTATAAGTTCAATTGTTTATTTGCAATTTCCAACCTGAGGAAACGACAATGTTTGATGATGAACCTGAAGTTTACGCCAACGAAGTTAATCGCAGCTTTCTGCCAATTATCGAGAATGAAGATGAAGATTTCAACGAAAATCTTGATGACCTCGGTGTTGACATTGACTTTGATACCGATTACTAATGTACATTTTACACTGTCTAATTTATAATGTAGTGTAATTTTAACTTGGAGTCTAAGATGACTGAAAAATTTGTTCCAAAAACTTTTGGGCCTCGACCTGCGCATATTGCAACTCCCGCACCAGAAAAAGGAACAGCAATTACGGTAAACGCGCCTCATCGCGAAACTTTTAAGCCTGTTACTCAGCAGCAAATTCGCGCAACTGGAACTACAAATCCGAAAGCTGCTGCGTTGTTGTTGGTAATCGATACGCCGACTGGCGTTCTTGATTTTGGTCGTGAAGTAATGGATAAGATCGCGCAGCATTCTGACACAGCTCTTGAAGCTGTTAAAGACGCTGATGTTACTTTTGTGCATGATCAAATTACAAGTATCATTTCGATGGCAAAGTCTGTTGGAACGTCCGGTAATGGTGAAAAGAAAAAGAGCTGGTCTCTTGGCTCTTTGATCGACGCTTTCCACGACAAGAGCATTTCATTGAAGGAACAGGTTGAAGCTCAATTCAGCACTGTCTCCGCACAAATGGATAAAGTTGTCACACAGGTTGACGCAGCAAATACTCGTATTCTTGACAAGCTAAATAGCTTGCAGCTGCTTTATAAGCAGAATTTGGACGAATATACTAATCTTGGTCAGTTGGTTATTGCTGCTGAAGAGGCGTATAAAGTTCGTGAGCAGCAAATTTGTACATTGAAGCAAGAAGCTGGTACTGACATAGCGAAGCTTGAGGAAATCAAGCGCTGCGAATCAACTCTTTTGCGGCTTGACAAGAAAATCACAAATCTTAAAAAGTTTCAGATGATGGCGATTCAAAATGCACCCGACATCAGCCAGATGATGGACGATGCTGTCACCTTGATTGACAAGTTCCATGATATCAAGACAATGACAATCCCGCTTTGGAAGCGTAACGTACGCAAGTATATTGACTCCATGGAGCTGAAGAAGGCATCTGACCTGGAACGCACCATCAATGACGCCAACAATGCCATGATGATTCACAGCTCTGATCAGCTTAAGGCAAATGCCATTGCAACTGCAAAAGCCAACAACCGCGATGTAGTTGATGACAGCACGCTTGAGCATATTCACGGCAACCTAATCAACATGTTGGCTGAAGTTGCCGATATCAACGACAAAGGCATTGAACAGCGTCGAAATTCTGTTGAGCGCATGGATGAAATGACACGTATGTATGGCAACATTGCATCTGGCCGCCAAACTCCGCAAGACGCTAAGAAAGAAAATGACGCACGTCTTCCTGGCGGAGCTGGCTCTATCAATGTTGTTGAAAACAGTGGCGTTAAAGGTTTCATTTCAAAACTCACGGGGTAATTATGTTGCTAGAAAAAATACGAGCTGATTCTCTTGTCGCACGTAAACAAAAAGAAGTATCGGCAGCTTTTTTGGTCACACTTCTGTCTGAAGCACAGAATATCGGTAAGAACAAAGGCAATCGTGAAACAACTGATGAGGAAGTTATTGCGCTTGTTAAGAAATTCAAGCTTAACAGTCAGGAGTTGTTAAAAGCGCTCGTTGAGCAAGGCCGTGCATTTAGTTATGCATATATTGCAGCAGAACAGGAAATTGAATATTTGGACAGTTTGCTACCAAAGCAACTTTCTGAGCAGGAACTTACTGCGATTCTTCAAGACATTATCAAAGAAATTGGTAATGACAAGAAGAACATGGGCAAAGTTATGGCAAAGCTCAAGGAAGAATACTTTGGAAAGTACGACGGTGCTCAAGCTTCTGCTTTGGTGAAAAAGCTTCTAAATTAATTTTTCGTTGAGAATCTTTGATGACTATCAAGCATATTAGCTTTGATTTCTACAATACGTTTGCAACTCCAAATCCAACATTTGCAAAAGAGCGAAATGATTTACTAGCAAATCTTTTCGGTCTTACTGATGATGAAATTAAAAAAATCTACAAAACGCTCAAGGATTTTTATGATTCTTGTGCGGCACAAGATGGAGTTGCTGGAACTCCAATCCTGGCATGGTCTAGTTTTCTCGACGTGTTAAATGAAAATTTTGACAGCATGGACGCATGGCAAATTACATCTCCCGTTGCCATTTATAATGATGTTGCTGAATTGTTTGTTCAGTATCCACCCTCACTTGCGCCAAATATTGAAACACTGCTTGATCGTCTGTCTCAAGATAACATCACGTTTAGCATTACGAGCAATACTAATTTTGTCGGTGGATATGTTTTAGATCAAGTTATTTATGACATGTTAATAAATGTTAGTCCAGACCAGTGGTTTACTCTGTATTCAGACGATGTTGGAGTTTCAAAACCGCATCGAATAATTTTTGAAACCATGTTTTCAACTCTCAATCTCGCACGTAGAGACGTTCAGAAATCTGAAGTTCTCCATGTTGGCGATATGCAAGAAACTGATATTGTTGGTGCTGAGCAATTCGGCATTAATGCGCTTTTGATTTCTAACCCTGATGAACTCGTTGAAAAAGTAGGAGCTTACCTTAATGATGCATAATCCTAAAAGAGAACGTTTTTTCGCGCACCGCTTTGTTGATCTTGAAACTGCTCCATTTGATATCAAAGAATACTCGCATTTGAAATTTGGATGCGTACATGCGGCTGAAAAAATGGGACGAGAGCTTGCCATTGGGTTTTTCAATGAACATTCGGCAGCTTTGATTGCAAATCGCTGTTTGGTAATACCGTCACCCTATAACTACGTAGCCAACGCGGCTACGTTAATGACTAAATATTTTGTCGCGAAGCTTAATGAGCTGCTAGTGAATGCGCAAGGAGCTCATGTTGATTACTCAATCATTCATCGAAAGGTAAGTTATGTCAATGATTATGGCTTTTTGCAGAAAGAACAACGACGAGCTTTAATTGATAATGATGATTTTTTCTTCAATGACGCTTTTGTAAAAGATAAGCTTTTGATTTTTGTTGATGATGTTTGTATTACAGGCACACATGAGGACAAACTTATTGAAATCCTTGAGCGTCATAATTTACCGAATGACGCGTTCTTTCTATATTTCGCAAAATACAGCGGAGCAAAAGCGGAAATTGAAGCGGAAATCAATTTTGCTGGAATGTGCGGGCTTGTTGATTTAGTTAGAATTATCAACATTCCACAAAATCAAGTAATTGTGCGAACAATCAAATATGTGTTAGCGCTGTCTGAAAACGATCTTGAAACTTTCTTAGATAATTGCTCTACCGCTAAAATAAGAGAACTTTTAGCAGGCGCGTACGGTGAAGGTTATTATACAATTCCTAAATATCAGCGAAATTTTGCCAGGATAAATGAAGAAATAACAGCACTTTAATTGTACATTTAAACTTTGTTGATTATAATGTACAAGTTAATTTTAATTAATAATTTCAACAATTTGAGGATTTAAAAGATGAGTATTGATTTAGAAAAACAGGTAAAAAAAGCAAGTATCGTTCTTGAAAAACGTGGAATTGCAAAAATCCCGTGTCAAGTGAAACTAGCCATCGACAAGTCAGGCTCCATGGACTCGCTGTACCGAGCTAATGTTGTTCAAAAAGTTGTTGAGCGTGTTCTCGCAATTTCCATGAACGTTGATATGGACGGTACTGTCGATATTTGGGCTTTCCATAACGATTCATTACCGGCTAAAGCAGTTACTGCTGATAAGATTGATGGATACGTCAATCGCGAAATTATGAACAAGTTCAATTGGGGCGGTACCTCATACGCACCGGTTATGGAAGACATTTTGCAGGAATCTTGCGGCAGTAATATGCAAAAAGCCAAGAGTTTCCTCGGTGGTCTTTTTGGTAAACCTTCAACTACAGCGGTCAATGTTGCTGGAGCCGATCCAATTTTGGCAATTTTGATCACTGACGGTGAAAATGATGACAAAAGCTCTACTGAAGATGTCATCAAAAATTCTCAAGGTCAGAACATTTACTGGCAGCTGATTGGTATCGGCGGTAGTCGCTTCCCGTTTCTTGACAGCATGGGTGAAAAATATCCAAACTGCGGTTTTGTCGGTATCGGCAACATTGACCGTATAGATGATGAAGATTTATATTCTGCTATAATAAACGAAGAGTTCGCAAGCTGGATTAAAAAGTTTGCATAGTTTTATTTCTATGATACATTGTAGAAATTGTTGAATAAGCAACTTTTAATGCAAAATGTTCCTCAAAATATTTTTGAATTTCTTTATGAGGAACATTTTGCTCTTTTAATGTTATTAAAATTGAAATTTTTTCTGAATTAAATTTTCTTAAAGAACATTTTTCAAAATGAAAACGTTTCATATTGTTACTTGAACCAATCTTCTTACAATAAGGACATTGTGAACTAGTTTTAGGACCTTTCATGTTTTCAGTTGAATTTTTTGGTTTTCTCATTTTTTGTTTTATTTCTTCTGTTCGATGCCAAGATTTTAATTTTATTTTGGTTTCATCTGAATGATGTTTGCCGTAAAATGGATTTTCTTTACCATGTCTTGATATTCCGTACATTGGGTTGTTTTTACCTGACACGTCTGCATGATTTTTTGATAAATTTGCGCAGTGTTTCTTAGATTTTGATTTACCCTTTTGTGAGTTTGAAATCGCCTTTTTATGTTTTTCTGTTAATTTTTTGTTGATAAAAACAAATTTTTTATTGACAAATTTATTTAAACATAAAGGATCTTTAATATGCTCTTGAATTATATTTTGTTCAAAAATAAACGCGTCTTTCGCATCAAAAAATTCAGCTAAGATGATCCAATCATATTCATCAAAATTTGGTTTAACTGTCTTAGATGATGTTTTGTATTTAGGTAAATCTAAATGTGAAGGTTGTTTATTTGAGCCACGATATCCAATGTAAAAATGAGTTGAAATTTTGTGTGTGCACAAATAAACATAAGGTAAAACTTTTTCAGAGGTGAATAAATTCATGATTATATTTAAAATAAAATTTTATTTATATGAGGGGATCATCAATGAAGAATTTGCTACTTGGGTAAGTAAGTTCAAAAAATAACATTGTACAAATATGAGAGGCCAATTTACAATATCACTTCTTAACTAATGCTGATTAGAGATACTTAGATGAAAAATTGGAACTGGCCTCTCATTGCAATTCTTGCTCTCACTGTTTTCTTTTGGATTGGGTTTATCAACTTTTGGGGGTTAACTGCGGCAATAATAACTGCGTTAGTTGGTGGTTGTATCACAATTCTTATTTTTAAATACTCTGTTGATTACTAAGCATTTTGCTAAAATGCAAATAACGTTGGAGAAATTATGTTGATAAAATATTTTAAATCAAGTTTCATTTTTACTGCGCTAGCCATCTGCCTTGGTTTTTTCATTGCAGGTTGGAAAGGAGCTCTTATCTGTCTCATCTTGGGTATTCTTGAAGTTTCACTTTCGTTTGACAACGCAGTCGTCAACGCGAAGGTTCTTGATACCATGACAGCTGAGTGGCGTCATCGCTTCATTACTTGGGGTATCGCGATAGCAGTATTTGGTATGCGATTGATATTTCCTCTTTTGATTGTTGGTGTAACCGCGAGTTTGTCACCTGTTGAAGTAATTCAGCTTGCTGTTGCAAAGCCTCAGGAATATCAACATCACCTTGAAGGAGCTCATGTTGAAATTATGGGTTTTGGCGGAACGTTCCTCTTCATGGTTTTTTGGAAGTATTTTGTTGATGAAACCAAGGATGTTCACTGGCTTGCTTTCATTGAACGACCACTTACAAAGCTTGGTAAAATTGAGGCGGTCCAAGTTGCCTTGACCTTGCTAGCTGTTTACATTACTACTAAGTTCTTGCCAGTTGAAAGCGTTATCTCATTCTGGGTAGCTTCAGTATTTGGCTTGATTACATACATCGCAGCAGATGGTGTCGGTGCAATTCTTGGCGGTGAAGAAGATGAGGATAACGTGGTAGGCAAAACTATTCAGCGTGCCGGTCTTGCATCTTTCTTGTATCTTGAACTTCTGGACGCAAGTTTCTCATTTGACGGTGTGGTCGGCGCATTTGCGCTAAGTGATAATATCTTTATCATTGCGATTGGACTTGGTATTGGCGCAATGTTTGTACGATCATTAACGTTGATGTTGGTTGATCTTGGTACGCTCTCTGAGTATCGCTATCTTGAACACGGGGCCTTCTGGGCTATCGGAACACTAGCAGTAATTATGTATTATAATACTGTGTCTGAAATACCTGAGGTAGTCACTGGGTTGATTGGCGCGGCTCTTATTATACTTGCCTTGATATCATCAATCATTGTCAACAAATTTGAAACTAAAGATGAAGAGGAAGAAGAATTTCACACAATTTAACTAACTGATTTCAAAGACAAAAATATTTACAACGTAATGTATTTAGATTAGAATTTTCTTTCAACAACCAAATAGGTGATTTAACATGGCAATTAATCTCGAAAAAATGACGACTGGTTCTTCTATCAACTTGACCAAGAAGGACGATTCCTTGACTAAGGTTCGCGCAACCTTGTATTGGAAAGCTCCCAACCACTTCCCTGCATTCGACCTCGACGTTTCTGCTTTTATCTGTCGCAACACTCCTAATGGCCCGAAGTTGATCGCTGAAGAATGGTTCGTCTTCTACAACAACGAAAAGTCGCCTGCAAACGCAGTTGTTAAATCTCCTGATGAGCGCGAAGGCGGCACCGAAACGTTGGAAATCGACATCGCTGCACTGCCAGCTGAAGCCGAAGAAATTTCTATCATCGTTACCATTCACAAGGCCGATGAACGTGCCCAGAGCTTTGGTCAGATTGAAGAAGCCGGCATTGAAATTTCGAATGCTGTAACTGGTGACAAGATCTGCTTCTACGATCTCGATGCTGAGTTCAAGGCAGAAACTGCTGTTCAGGTCGGTTCTTTCTTCAAGGACGCAACTGGCTTTAGCTTCCAGGCAGTTGGTGCCGGTTATAGCTTGGGTCTTGGTGATTTTGTAGCTGGTTATCAGTAAAAATAATCATCATGAGTTGATCTTGCAATAAATAGAAGAGTAGAGTTTATTTTAAACTCTACTCTTTATTTTAAAAGCATATTCTATAGTGATAATAAATATTATTTAAATTTATTAACAATATGGAGTATGATAATGACAGATCACAAATGCCCATACGATAACGAAGAACATGAATGGGATGGTGTTGAACGAAGAATAGCTCAATGGGACGGACTTGAACGACGTCTTGAAAGCTTGTTACAGACTCGTTATCGAAATCTAATAGGTTCTTCGACAGCTCAGCCTTCTATAGCCCCTATACAAAATGGTAGATTATCATTAGAACTTAAGGATATTTTTACTATTCTTCTTGTTTTAGGTGGTTTGGTTGGTACTTGGGTTACGTTAAATAATGATTTAACAACTGAAAAGTTAAAAGTTCAACAGGTAGAAAAAGAAATAGCCGAAGTTAAACAAGATTACACCTCTGTTGAGAAGCTTTTACAAGATCAAGATAAAAGAAATCAAGAATCCATACAAGATTTAAAAAATCAAATAAGAGATTTAGAGGTTAGCGTAAACAATGTTTATCAAAAGGTTTCTTCTTGGAAAAAGTAAGGCGCTTCTTAGTTTACTTTGTTTAACAATTTCGTTTGTCTCAAGCGCTGATCCTAAGGTAGTATTGAAACCTGAGTATTACTCAGGTTTGCTTGATCGTCAAACAATCACAGATATTTTTACGCGCAAAAAAACTCATTGGCGTGATGGTACAGCTATTCGCGTATACATCAAACCTATAGATTCAATTGAAAATCGTGAATTTGTCATGGATGTTTTATTCATGACACTTTATAGATTTAAAACATCATTAGAAGAGCAAACTTATTCTGGTCGCGCTACAGGGTTGATTGAAGTATTCGATGATAATACCATGATTGCTAAAATAATACAAACTCCTTCAGCAATCGGTTATGTAAATAATAAGGTGATAGTAAATGGCAAAGAAATTAAGATTATTGATTCTTCTAGTCTGTAGTTTTTGTTCAACAATAAATGCAAGAACTTTTGAATTAGGAGGAGACTCAACGCTTGATGTTTCTGGCTATGTTGGGTGGACTCAAGTCTGGCAAAGTCCAGGCACACACGCTTATAATTGGCAACCGCATGAAAAAGGTGACATCCTTTCAGGTCCAGAAATTGGAATTTTAACTAATTATAAATTTAATGATCGCTTAACAATCTTCAATCAAATAAAAATGGGAACATCACTTAACGATGTTCTTGTTTATAGTTTCGCAGATATTAATTTATTTTCATCTACTGATTGGGATGTTTCTATTGCTGGCGGTCGCTTACGATATGATCTTGGTTTGTATTCTCAAACACGTGTAAATCCACGGACTCGTCCAGGGATAGTTCCACCACAAGCAATCTATTGGAATTCATTACGCGAGTTATTAACGTCTGGAACAGGTGTTTCAGGAAAAATTCGTTTTAAAGATGTTTCAGTTGAATACTCAGTAACTGATCCAAGCATTATTAACGATAAACGTGAAGCTGAAAATTGGAGTGGTGGCATAATTGATAAATTCAACACGCACTTTGGTTCAACTAGAATATTAACGGTAAATTATGATCCTGGAAATGGATTTAGAGCAAAATACAATTGGATGACGTTTAATACAGGTGGAAAACCATCTAATCTTGGGAATTTACTATATGGTCCTTCTTTTAAAGAAATTGATGAGCTAATGATAGCAGGAATTGAATATCGAAAGGACAAGTGGAAATTTTCTGGAGAAGCAGTTTGGTTTAAAGCTTTTGATCAAAATTGGACTGGAGGTGGTCACCCAATTTCTGGAGATAATTCTCGTGGATTTTCATTAACAGCTGAATATGATTTAAATGATCACGTAACTACTCGCGTAAATTACAATGAATATTCTGCTGGATATGTTCCGCCAGCAACTCCTTGGTTACATTATGCTAAGGATTTCAATGTAGGCATTATTTATCATAGACCTAATTGGCAAGTTAGTCTTGAAGGTCATCATATTAATGGCGGCCGCTGGGTTTCACCTGATGAAAAATTTTCAAACCCTGAAGATTATAAAAGCTGGTATATGATTGGCGCACAAGCAGTTTACTTTTTTGACTAAATAGCTTATAATTAACAAATAAGATATTTGGAGCAAAAAATGAAAACTAAGATGAAGCCAGCTAATGGCAACGCTAAAAAAATAAACGATATTCTTCTCTCTAAACGTGGTGGAGCTCATGAGGCTGAGTTTTTTAGCCGTGCAAAAGAGAAGCAAAAACTACGTAGGGAACAATTTAGTTTACAATATTGATTTTTTGTAATACAATTAACCCACGATAAATAAAAGGTGAGATGATGGCAACTTATACAGCTTCAATTGGTATGGAAGAATATGACTTCACGGATCGTGAAGACCTTCTAAAAGCAAAAGAAGCATTTGAAACGTTTGAAGGTGATCAACAAGAGTTTGAAACGTGGATGGAGAATGAGAACATTGACTTTTCATTGTCCATTTGGACAAATTACTAAATCGAGTGACGATTTAGTTTAACATAATTTTGGAGGATTTCCAAATGTCAACTGGTACTACTTATGAGTACGATTACATTATTTACATTGGTCGTATGGAACCGCCAACTAAGGCACACTGTGGTAATGTTATCCGCGCCTTAGAGCTTGCAAAAAAAGTTATCGTTCTTTTTGGTTCATCTTATCAACCTCGCACGTTTAAGAATCCGTGGAAATCAATTGAGCGCGCAACTATGTTGTTTAATCAACTGCCGCCTGAAGTTCACCCGCGCGTTCTAACTGGTTCGCTCCGTGATTATCGCTACAATGACGAAAAGTGGATTCTACAAGTACAAAGTATTGTGCGTCGTCTTTCAATGGAAGTAGAAAATCCAAAAATTGGAATTATTGGTTGCAAGAAGGATCACACTAGCTACTACTTGGAATTGTTTCCTCAGTGGCAGTATATTGATGTTCCTGAAATTGCAGATCTTAGCGCAACTGACATTCGTCAACGTTACTTTGAAGGAACACTTTTTTCCTGGTCTGACAAAGAATTTATAAGTGACGGGTTGAAAGAGTATCTTCGCAAGTGGTCTTTTACTGATGAGTACAGAGCGCTTAAAGAAGAATATGAACAAAATCTTGAATACAAGCAACAATGGGCGAGTGCGCCATACCCGGTAACGTTTGTTACAACTGACGCGGTTGTTATTCAAGGCGGCCACATTCTTCTTGTACAGCGGCGTTTTTCTCCTGGTAAAGGTCTTTGGGCTCTTCCTGGTGGTTTCATCAATCAATATGAATTCATCTTTAAAAGCTGTTTGCGAGAGCTTCGTGAAGAGACTGGACTGAAGATACCTGAACCAATTCTTCAAGGTTCAGTTATCGGTGAACGCGTTTTTGACAATCCTGGTCGCTCACTTCGCGGTCGCACTATCACGCACGCTTTTGCGTTCAAGCTTCAACAACCTGAACTTTCTAAAGTGAAAGGTGGTGACGATGCTGCAAAAGCTAAATGGTTTCCAATTGACGAGGTACTTGAAAACATGGAAGAGTACCTGTTCGAGGATCATAGAGATATCCTAGAATGGGCCATTGATCAAATGCGGCGCCAAACTAATTATGGTTCTAGTATTTAAGACTGAACGACAGTCTTAATTTTAACATTCGGAGGATTTCCAAATGAAAAACAGTAACATCACAAAATCTGACTCGTACAAGTTTTCACACTATTTGCAACTTCCTCCTGGTATGGAGCAGGCGACAGCATATATTGAAACACGAGGTGGTTTATATTCTGATTACAACGTAATTCACGGTTACCAGCGCTGGTTGCTACAACATCTAAGTAAAAAATTCAATCAGAATGATATTGATGTTGCTGAAAAGATTGCTTTCTTGAATGGTGAACCGTTTAATCGTGAAGGCTGGGAAACTATTCTTGATGTTTACGGTGGTAGAATTCCAGCGTTAATTCGCGCGGTGCCTGAAGGAACTGTAATGCCGTCAGGTTTGCCAATTATGACGATTTACAGTGTTGACGACATGTGGTGGATACCTCAGTACATCGAGACTCAATCTGTACGAGCTAATTGGTACCCTATTACAGTTGCCTCGCTAGTCTTTGACATTAAACGAGTGATCCAGGAATATGCTATTGCTACTACTGGTTCAAAAGATCCACTTATTGATCTTCGGTTGCAGAATTTTGGCTCACGTGGAGTGTCATCAGCTGAAAGTTGCGAAATTGGTGCGACAGCAGCAGCAACTTCATTTTCTGGTAGCGATTCAGTAGAAGCAATTTTGCCAATTTTGGAATACTACAATCCGTCCAAGCTTACGTTAGATGACTTTCTTGCAGATCGTGTTGATCATGGTTTCTACATTTTGAGCATTCCTGCTGCCGAGCATTTTACAATTACGACTTGGGGGCGTGACAATGAAGCGTTGGCTTATGAAAATATGCTTACCCAGTTTCTACGACCTGGTTCAATTGTTGCCGTAGTATCAGATTCATATGATATTTACAGCGCTGTTCGTAATATTTGGGGTGAACAGTTACGTGAGCGCATTATTAACTCAGGTGGTACCGTAGTTATTCGTCCAGACAGCGGTATTCCGCATGAAGTTGTTTGTGACGTTCTTGACATTCTAGGTGAAAAATTTGGTTATGTAACCAATCACTTAGGATTTAAAGTTCTGCCTAGCTACGTTCGAGTAATTCAGGGAGATGGAATTAATCGCGGCTCCATTGAAGAAATTCTTTGGCACATGAAGCGCCGCGGCTGGGCATCAGTTAACTTATTCTTTGGTATGGGTGGAGCGCTCATGCAAGCTCCACAACGTGATGACATGAAATTCGCGCAGAAAGTTTGTCACGCGCGAGTTGCCGGTGAATGGCGTGACGTTTACAAGGAGCCAAAAACTGACTCAGGTAAAACATCAAAGAAAGGGCCCGTTGAAACGTTTTACAATAGTCTAACGAAGCAATACGTTGCGAGAAGGACAGATCAGGTTACAGACGCTGAAACGGAATTTTTAAAACCAGTGATGAAAACAGTGTATCACAATGGTGTGATACCACAAGCTCTAGATGATTTTTCAACCATCAAAACTAGAATTAAGAATAGCTTTGATGAAATTTTTCAAATATATGACTGAGGAAAATAAATGTCAGAAAGCATAAAAGAAAAAGTAAAAGGACCTAAAACTTTTCCGCGCAGGCGCGTTAAGGTGAACATCCCTGGTGCAATAAAGATAATGTCAATGATGGCTGATATCCACCTTCGCAACGGCAAAACTGATCGCAGTTGGTTAAGGTCAATTGGATGCGCAATTCATGACGCTGAAATGAATAAGCGCAAAGCGATGCATGAAATAAATCGTCAAAACGCTGGAGATGACAGTGAGTAATCTAACTGATACTGCTCTGGTCGGCGCAATTTCAAAGCTTGCTGAAAAGCTCAGAAAAACAAAAGGAGTTACTAACGTTCAGCTTGATCTTTCACGTCCTGCAAAATACGTGAGCATTTTTTATGCTGCGAAATCATCGCACGACGCACAAAACATGCTGTTTGATTTGATTCGACCTGACTTTGACTTTTATCTGGTTAGTACTATTCTTCCGTATAATAAGCCAGCAGCCGCAAATGCGGTAACGCGTATTCGAATTATTCGACAAAAAGTTAAAGTCGATGTTGCTGCTGAACAAGAAACAATCATTAATCAACAGAAGCTTCGAATTATCGATCTTGAAAAAAAGATTGAAATTCTTGAATTAAAGCTTTCGGCCGCCGAATTGTTGTTGATTGATTATTTTGATGAACAGAAAACACTGTCACAAAAATATCGCGATCGCGTAAAAGTAGCTTTTAGCTAAAAATAAGCTTTCATAAATATGGATATCATTAACAACAAATGGAGTCATAAAAATGAAAAAAATAATTTTATTAGTTTGTGCACTTTTATCAGGTTGCGCAGTATATCCAGCTGGTGGTTATATTGGTGTACGTCATGGAGGGGTTCCAAGTTATTGGTATGATTATCCTAATTATGGATATCCAGGATACAATAGTACAGTAATCATTCCTGGTTGGGGCTACAGAGGTTACGGCGGCCATCGTAATTGGGGCGGTCATGGTGGTTGGCACGGCGGCCATCGTAATTGGGGCGGTCATCGCCGAGGTAGAGATTAAGAGAAAAATAAATGATAAACGCGCTAGTTCTTACAGCAGAACAAATTTTAAACATTTCAGTAAGTGAGCCTGAAAAACTGTTTAATGTTAATGACTTAAAAAGTCAAAAACGCTCGCTTGTAAGTAGATGGCATCCAGATAGAATTAACCACCCTAAAGCAGATGAAGTTGTCGCTCATATAAATGTGTTGTTTGACGCCGCAGAAAAGAAGCTGCATGACAACACATGGAAGGGACCTAATGAGCTTTTGTTTACTGCGTTGAAAAAAACTGGTGTATTTCGATTTAAATATCGCACAATGGTTGAGTTTGAGCTAGGTAAAATTTACACTGGAAAAGAATCCGGCGCGTATATCTTGTCAAAAGATTATGCTGATTTACAAGATAACGCAGCGAAATTTAGAGGTACGCTGCGTTACGCTTCTGATAAAATGAAAGATTCATTTTCAAAGATTTTACCAGAAGTTGTTTTTAATGAAATAACCGATATTGGCGCTGTTCAAATATTTAAGAAAACTGAAAATGTTATCTTACTCAGCGACTTATTAAAATTAACAAACAGAGTTATTGAGCCTGTTCACGTTGCATGGATTGGAAATTGTTTGTTAAATCTTGCATGCTTTTTTGAGTATAACGGAATTGTTTTTAATGGGTACACTGCTGAAAATCTCTGGATTTCACCAAAAAATCACGCAGTGTTTCCTGTGGGTTGGTGGTACGCTAGAAAAGAAAATGAAAAATTGCTTGCTTTACCTGGTACCATAATAAAACAGTTACCTGCGAGCATAATTAGTGATAGAATAGCTACATCAAGTATGGATAGATACGCCATTAAAGCCCTTCTCATTCAACTTCTTGGAGATGAAACAGGAAACGGAGTTAAGCTTCTTAAATCCTCCGTTCCTGAAAAAATGGTAAGGTGGTTACGTCAACCGCCAGCAGATAAGGCTGTCAAAGATTATTCTGCGTGGAAAGCTGTGCTTGAAACTACTTTTGGCCCACGTAAATTTGTGGAACTTAAGATAAATTTAGATAAAATTTACGGAAATAATTAATGACAGCTCTTATTGGTATTGTTCTTGCAGTTATTTGTGCTGCATTTGCTTTTTTTACTACAAGTTCAGATGAACGAGGAAATACACGTCTTTCTGCTGGTGGTACAATTGCAATATTTTTTGGTATTATTTTAGCAATTGTTGGCATCATTTTAAATCCAATAGTTAATGTTTGGGTTTCAGAAATGAACGGAAAGGCGGAGTACGCTCAAGCAGAGTACAACCGTCAAATTAAGGTGCTTGAGGCGCAAGCAGCTCTCGAGTCAGCCAAGTCATACGCAGCTGCAGAAGTAGAGCGAGCTAAAGGTGTTGCTCAAGCTAATGACATTGTTAAACAAGGTCTTGGTGGCAGTGAGGGATACCTTCGGTATCTTTATATTCAGGCAATTGAAAAATCGTCTGAACACGGCAATTCACAATTTATTTACTTGCCTACTGAGGCAGGTCTACCAATTTTGGAGGCACAACGTTTCCAAAAAGCAAACCCCTGAGCGAAAGACGCACAGGGTCTTTTAACCTCGGATTGAGGAGATACGAAAATGGGATACTCAAGATGGTCTGATGACGACTGGAAGTCATACTCTACAACTACTTCGACAAAATCTGCGTCAGCGGTTTTTACAAGTCATAGCATAACAAGTGAACTCGACCCCAAAGGGGTGATTCGTGAGTCACGAGACTCCGATTTGAATCCTAACTCTACACCAGTTATTATTGGTGGTGACGTAACCGGTTCAATGGGTTCAATTGCTTACTACCTCGTCACCAAAGGTTTAGGAACAGTTTTCCAGGAAATCCTGGATCGAAAGCCTGTAACTGATCCTCACATGGCGTTTTACGCTATCGGTGACTGTCACTATGATCGCTCGCCTTTACAAGTGTCGCAGTTTGAAGCTGATTTGACTATTGCAAAATGGTTGGAAAAGGTTCACGTCGAACAAGGTGGTGGCGGTAACGCCTTTGAGAGTTACGATCTACCTTATTACTTTGCCGGCTATCACACGTCTCACGACGCGTTTGAGAAGCGCGGTAAAAAGGGCTATATTTTCACCTATGGCGATGAAGGACCGCCTCCTGGCACACCGAGATCGTGGATTAACGACAAGATTGGTGACTCGTTGGAGGTAGATCCGACGTTTGCTAGTAGTCTCGCCGCCGCTCAAAAAATGTACTATTGCTATCACATTATCATCGCCGAAGGCTCACATGCAGCTTCTTACGGCCCTGAACGTGTTCGTAAACAGTGGGTACCACTGTTTGGGCAAAATGTAGTGATTCTCGATGACCACAAAAATCTTGCGGAAACAATTATTTCCATCATGGAGATCAATGAAGGTAAGGACGCCGCTTCCGTAATTTCATCATGGTCTGGTGATACTTCACTGGTAGTTGCCAGTGCGGTTAAGAACTTAAAAGCGACATCTGTTGCTGCTGGCGCAGTAGTTCGCTTTTAACCTTTGATTTATAGGGAAGGTGGGTAACTGCCTTCCCTTCTTTTTAGAGAATTATAATGTCAAAAGAAATTATAGCTATAATAGGAGCAAACTACGGAGACGAAGGAAAAGGTCTTTTTACTGATTACTTTGCAAATGTGCGACATGATGGTATTGTTGTACGACATTCAGGCGGCGCGCAAGCTGGTCACACAGTTGTCTTAGAAGATGGGCGCCGACACATTTTTTCTCACTTTGGCTCTGGCAGCTTTATTGGTTTACCAACATTTTTAGGTAAAGAATTCGTTATTCACCCACCAGTTTTCAAACGTGAGCTTATAGAACTTTGGAAAAAGCAAGTTGATCCAAAAGTTGTATCTGACCCACGTGCAATAATCACCACTCATCTGGATGTGATTATAAATCAAGCGCTTGAGCGCAAACGCACTGAGCGACACGGTTCAGTAGGGCTTGGATTTTGTGAAACAATTGAGCGAAATACTCGCAGTGCGTTTGGCTTTAACTTGTTAGACTTGTTTACTGTAGATCAATCTCATTTGATTGATTTTATTGTTAACAAAATGAAATTCTTAAGAAATGAATGGTTAAATACACGCCTTGAAGAGCTTGAACTAACAGAAGGCGATCTCCCTGAGTATTTTTTTGTTGACTCACATAACATGGATAAAGGTTACGCTGAGATGTGCATGTGGATTCGTCAGAATATTAAGATGGCACCCCCTGAAACACTTGATCTTTACGGCACTGTTATTTTTGAAGGATCACAGGGACTTTTGTTAGATCAAAACAGCTCTAACTTTCCTCACGTTACACGTGCAAATACTGGCGTTAAAAACGCAGTTGAAATGATCGAAGAAAGTCAGATTGATGTAAGTCAATTTAATTCAATTTACGTTAGCAGAACCTATATGACAAAGCACGGTAATGGGCCACTACCTTATGAGGATGATTCTTTTAAGTGGCCCATTGAAGATGAAACAAACATTGAGCACGAGTTTCAAGGTAAATTTCGCTCTGCCCCAATTGGCATGGATGACTTAGGCGAGCGAATAATCGCTGACTTTGATTTAATTCCAAAAAAATTTAATCCAGTTAGAAAGTTGGCAATGACTCACTTTGATAAAATAAGTGAAACCGCGGTTTTTTACATAAACACTGACGAACGCATTGAAGTATCTGGAAAAGATTACGCTGAAATGATGATGAATGCAGCAGATTTTATGTCAAACGGTCCTACTCGTTACGATATCACAGTTTGCTGACTATAAATAGAATTACTATAAGAAAAACAAACAAGAATAAGAAGAAGTAAATTTCTACTTTTTGTTGAATTTCTATAAATAATTATAGAATTTGTGAACAAAAGTATGTACATTCCTGGTAGAATGTGTATAATATTACCATACGTTAACCAAAAACAAACTTAAACACAACAATGATTAAGAACATACAACGCAAACAATTTAGAGAATGGCAGCAAGATTGCCAGGATCAGTTCTGCGCTGTGATTTGGCATCGTGACGATATTAAACGCGGCTCTCCCCTTAGAGGAGGCTCTACCAGTTAAGTAGAAAGGTAGAAAATTAGTCTAAGGGGAATTTCCGAAAGGATTTTCCCCTTTTTTATTGCTCTTTAAAAATTTGGAATACATTCTCCCAGCCGGTGGATTCCGGACCTGACGCTTCGAACGTTGGAGGTGTGGTTCGATTCCGCATTGGGAGGCAGATATTCTCCTTGTGGCAGATTGGATATGCAACGCGGTCCTAACGCGTAGTAAGTAGGTTCGACTCCTACCAAGGGGGCAAAATGATGGGCTTGAAGCTTTAAAGTGAAGCATCGGTCTTTTAAACCGAAGAAGAGGGGCCGGTACCCTCCAGGCCTACAAATGCTAGCTAACGGTGGAGTGGACGCAACGCCAATGAGCGCGGTCAATGTTCTGGACCAGCAGCACTGGAAGGGAACATAGGCGAAGTCAGGAACCAAGAGTAAAGTTCGAACATAACTTTTGGGAATTGATTATCTGTAGCCCCGTTAGCGACTTATATTGGAAGCGTAGTGTAGTGGCCGCACAGCAGTTTTATACACTGCATAGCCCCAGATTAGGGCGTAGAGATGGGTTCGATTCCCTCCGCTTCTACAAATTATGCAGCTTTGGCGTAGCTGGTGCGCGCGCCCGGTTGAAGCCCGTGAGGACCAGGTTCGATTCCTGGAGGCTGCACAAAACTTTGGCCGAGTAGTTCTCTGGTGAGAACACCTGTCTGTCTAACAGGTTTAGGTGGGTTCGATCCCCATCTCGGTCGCATATTATAATGGCGTTCGTAGCTTAAAAGTAGAGCTCCTGTCTGTGAAACAGGAAGGTACCAGTGCAAGACTGGCCGATCGCCCACTCAACAAAAGTGCTTCTATAAATATCTAAAGCATATTTAAGAGTGTTAAAAATGAAATTACGTGATATTTTAGAAGCAATTATTGATCATCCAAAACTTTCATTTAAATGGATTGATGATCAACGATGTACATTTGAATTTAATGAAAGAATTTTTGGAATTTATATTGATTATCAAACATTATTTGAAAAATACTCAGTTGCAAATGTTTCATTTGGAGTTTTAAAACAAAAAAGTAGATTTTTTTCTGATGAAGAAATTGATACTAAGTTAACAGGAGATGGTAAACCAAAGTTAATCTTTAGCACAGTGGCACACGCTTGTTTGGCCAATAAAAATTTAACAGGCTGTGATATGATTGCGCTTGCAGGAGCTGATGAAAAAAAGGAAAAACGAGTTATTTTATATGATGTTTTGATTTGGGAAATTCAAACGCGATTTAGTGAATTTAAAAGTAGAAATATTTTTTACATCAAAACTCCGTTTGGTATTGCAACAATTTTATCTAAATTTATGTTAACACCAGATGAACAAAAGTTGGTTCAAGATGAATTAAAAATTTCGAAAATTGAAAAGTTATAAATTATGAACCCGTAGTGTAATTGGTTAACATGCCGTCCTTTCACGTCGGAGATTTGCGAGATCATACCTCGTCGGGTTCTCAAAAAATTATTCACCCGTCTTTGCTAAAAGTAGGCGGCTTGTCTTTGAAACAAGAGAATGTAGGTGCAAGACCTACCGGGTGATCTGTTTATGATATAATATACCAGTATGCAAAATAGGACAAAAGCGGTCGGTCTTTCAAACCGATGTCGAAAGACGTTGCGGGTTCGAGCCCCGTCTGGTATACAAAATAAATTGTACTTTTGCAGAAACTGTGTTATAATTATTTCTGTAGAGTACTGGAGAACTTTGATGGCTAAATTGATTATTGAGTATAATAAAGATTTTGGTGATGTTGTACCTGATGGTCAAGTTCAATCATATACGTCTTATCATATTCGCCTTGCTATTGAAGATGGTGAAAAAATCATTGTTGGTTCTGTAATTTTAATTGACTCTTTTCGTCTAGCTGTAAAGCAAGGTGAAATTTCCAACGAAGATGTTGAAATCTGGTTTAATGATGGAACTACTAGCTACACAATAACTTTAGATAAGGATGGTCGCTGCAACGTTTATCCTTTTGGATTTTGCGATGCTTATGATAATATTTTGAGAAAACTTTTGTAATTCACCTGTCGTCTAGAGGTAGGACCAGAGACTTTGACTCTCTTAACGCACGTTCGACCCGTGCCGGGTGATCCAAATTTATAAAACATAGGTGAACAAAGATGTCTAGAAAGATTGTTGAATTTGTTACGGTGTCTGATTGGTCTTTATCAGATTTTGATCGTGAGGTTAACTCTTATCTCAAAAATGGTTGGGAGATTCGAGGACGAGTTCAGTATGTTGTGGTAAACACAAATATTCGTTATCATCTTGAGATGGTTCGTTATGAAGATGTCGATAAGGTCGCATAATTATAAGTCAACGTTTTACTTGTTTCCGTACGTTTCATTTTCATTAGGAATACAAGGTGGTTGGTTTATAACGATAGGTTGGATGTTTAGCTTCGTGCAGCTAACCTATATTTCAACTGATGGTTTAGAAGCATAATTCACGGATCTTCTAAAAGCAGGAAGCCAGTCTCTGAAACTGGAGAATGTAGGTGCAAGACCTACTCCGTGAGCAACTGGGAATATAGCTCAATTGGCAGAGCAACTGTCTCTTAAACAGTAGGTTGAGGGTTCGACTCCCTCTGTTCCCACGAAAAATGGGTTATTGGTGTAATGGTAGCACAGGAATCTCCAAAATTTCTAGTCGGGGTTCAAATCCCCGGTAGCCCGCAAAATTTACCCTCGCCCTGGGATAGGGACTTGTGTTTGTATACCCTCAGCCTACGAAGCTGTTGAAAGGTTAATGGAATCATGAGAGTTCGAGTCTCTCCAAGCACGCAATAATTTTATTTTTATCTCCATATAAAATTGGAATAAGTTTTTCAATTGCTAACATTTTTTCGTTTACTTTTTAGCCGTTTTGATTATAATTAAATCAAATCCATTCATAAGGTAAACGAAGATGACTGATTTCACTAAATTCAACATAGCGCTGAAATACTACTTAGTCGGCAAACAATATCACGTAGCGTTGGAAGCTCTTGGTTTTTTGAAGCGATACAGCACAGGTCTTCGGAAGGATGGTAAAACTCCTGAAGCTCAGCACGCAATTGAAGTTGCATTGAATGTGATTCTACTAAGAGATGTGCGTGATGAAGAGCTCACGATTGTGGTTGCACTTCTCCATGACCTCATTGAGGACTACTGTTCGTATGAGGAAATTTTCAATGAATTTGGGGTAGTCGTAGCAGACAAGGTTTGGCTTCTCTCAAAAAAGGAGAAAATAACAGGTGCAAAGAAGGACCTTGATGAATATTTCGATGGAATCGCAGCTGACTATGTATGTTCGATTGTCAAAGGATGTGATAGAATAAACAACATTCGAACAATGGTAGGTGTCTTCACGGAGCAGAAGCAGCGTGACTACATGATTGAAACTCACCGGTACTTTTTGCCGATGTTAAAGATTGCCGCTGATGACCACCCTCTTCAGCTACTTGCCTATATGGCAATACGAAGAGAGCTGAAGAATCAGATGGTGCTGATTTCAGCAATTTTGGATGCAAAGAATTAATGTTCGTGTCGGCTAACTGGTTAGGCGGCTAGTTTCTCAGACTGGAAAATGCGGGTTCGACTCCCGTCACGAACTCAAATTTTGGAGATAAGCGATGACTGATCAAAACATAGTTGAAAAATCATATTCTGAAACGCTGATGGATAGAGTTGATCAGTTCGTAGAATTGCAGTTGCAAATTGCTGAAGCAAAGTAGAGAGTTTTGGAACAAACAGGATTTTACACTGACCGCGAAATTGATAAGCGATCAAGTAGAGATGCTAAGCTCTACAGAATGTTAGAAGGATAATTTTAGCCGCATAGCTCAGTTGGTAGAGCAAACGACCGATAATCGTTAGGTCACAGGTTCAAGTCCTGTTGTGGCTACATTTTAGCCCATTAACTCAAAAGTAGAGTACTCCGCTGATAACGGAGAAGTAGTAGGAGCGTTACCTACATGGGCTACCAATTACCGGAGAATAAAGATGACACGTAATATCAAAAATAATTACCCTCGCCGGCGGATTCCGGCCGCAGGCCTTCTAAACCAGCAGGTGGTGGTTCGACTCCACTCGAGGGTGCAAAAATGAGGAACATTAAGTGGAATACACAACGATAAATGATTGGTTGAAAGAAAACCAGCGCTTAAAGCTTCTTGTTAAGACGCGCCCAAACCTTCGTACTAATGAAATGACGATTTACGTTGGTTTTGGTTTTCTTCAAAACTTGTATGATACTGAAAAGGATCTTACAGAGACAGACCGCATTTTGCTTGAGTACCCTGAACGCTGGTTAAATATCATTGAACAGCGTGCTTTGTATAATATGATTTTTGAACGTTGCCCAAATGTCGAAGAAATTATGATCCTCACGCACAGTGTTTACATTATTCAGTGTACACCGGCTCAATGTTGTTTTATAATAGATGTAGATGAAAGAGACAAGTACAAGGAGAACTATCCATTTGACAAGACAAACAGAATGTCTCCTGAAAATGACGTAATGAACTTGCTAGGCTATCAGCACGGTAAGTTGAATGTATTCCAAATGAAATCATAGTACCGCGACCTAGCTGGCGTTAGGACTAGTCTGCAAAACTATGGAGCGGGGTTCGATTCCCCGGCGGTACTCCAATTTAAGAGGTAATCCCATAAAAAATGGAAGAACTTGAACTTCAATCAGAAGATCAGATTGATCTTCAAAAACACTGGCAATGGCTCTATAAAACACGTAATTCTCCTCTTTGGGAAATAACTTCCTTTTATGCGACTAAAGAAGAATTTTTAACAATAATGGAAAAAACGTTAATTGATGTTGAACATTTTTGTAAAGCAAAAATTACGAAAATTAAAGTTTAAATTTTCACTATAAATAAAAAATAAATCACAAATAATTTGGAGTGAAAAATGAAGAAACTTGCAATTTTACCTATTTTCTTTTTAAGCGGTTGTGCAACATATGGTAGGTATGAACCTACTGTCGATGTAGCAGCTGATCGTAATCCTCAATTTCTTCAACAAGATACTGCTGATTGTCGTGAGTTAGCAAAAAATGCTTCAAGCACTGGTAAAAATACTGCAATGGGAGTTGGAGCTGGCGCTCTTCTTGGCGGGGCGGCCGGGGCAGCAATTGGTGCGGTAGTTGGTAATCCTGCAACTGGAGCTGCGTTAGGTGCTGCTGCAGGTGGTATCGGCGGCGGAGCTAACGCTGGAATGGATGCTGATAATCAGTTCAAGCGCGCCTACATCAATTGCATGCGTGGTCGCGGGCATAACGTAATTGATTAATAAAAATTATGATGATAAATATTTTTGATGAACTTTCTAAAGAGACTCTGCAATTAACAGTATTTGAGTTGTTAACATGTGCTGATGAAGTAAAAAATTTGCCTTATCGAGAAGCCCGTGAAATTGTAAGAGCGAAGGCTGTAAATCTTAATATTTCAGCGGAGATATATGAAGACCTTATTATGGGCATTTTGTTTCAGCGTAATTTTTTTGATGCAACCAGAGGTGACAGCAATGGCTAATAAAGCGTACAAAGTCGAACTTTCAATTAAACCAGGTCAACCTAACTCTATGAGACAGCACTTGTCAGTTATAATTGAAGCCCCCTCGCAGCCAGCTGCTCGCTCGATGGCTGAAGCTCAGTATGGGTCTCACTACCGAATCCTTTCAGTATTCCAGCGGTAATGGTTGACTGAGTCTATAGTTTAAAAGTAAAACACCGAACTCATAATTCGGCAGATGCAGGTGCAAGACTCTGCTGGACTCACTTTAAGATGAATTATCATTTCATTTATAAAATTACTTGTTTACTAACAGACCAATATTATATTGGAATGCATTCTACAAATAATTTAAACGATGGATATTTTGGAAGTGGAAAAAGATTAAAAACATCAATAAAGCGTTTTGGTAAAGAAAACCATAAATTTGAAATAATTGAATTTCTTAAAAATAGAAAAGAATTATCAAAACGTGAAAAAGAAATTGTTAATGAAAAATTAATTGGTGACATTTTATGTTTAAATGTTGCAAATGGCGGAGAAGGTGGTTTTATAAGTAAATATGGTGCAAGTAAAGGCGGGTTAAGTTGGCAAAAAAATATAACAAAAAATGAATTTTCAAGAAGAGCAAAAAAAGCAAATAACACAACAAAAGAACGCCATAACGTTGTTTTATCATTTAAAAACAGAAAACATAATGAAGAAACTAAGCAGAAAATTGGTTTAGCTAATTCAGCTCATCAAAAAGGAGAAGGTAATTCTCAATTTGGTAAGATGTGGATTTATAATTGTGACACCTTAGAAAGTGTTAGAATTATGAAAACAGAACCTATTCCAGAAGGCTGGGTTAAAGGAAGAAAAATAAAGAATGCCAAAAGCAGAAGAAGTAAAATATCTCCGTGAAACTCTTGGAATTAGTCTGCAGGAGGAGGCGGCAATTCTTCGAAAAAACGAAGTAAAAGAATCTTTAAATTGGTTAGTGGATAATGCAAAAAGTCTTGATGATATAAAATCAATTCTAAAAAGATTAGGAAATGATATTTTCAAAATAGAAGAATAAATATGAGATGGTACATTATAGCTATAGGCGTCCTAATAATTCTGTATGGGTTATTTCGGCTAATCAAAAACCATAAAACACGAGAAGGAACACTTGAGGTTATTCTCGGCATTTTTGAAATCATAGGCGAAATCTTAGGAGCACTAGTTTAATGCTAAAAACAGATACACATTTATTCTTTTGGAAGGAAAAATTTTCAAATTGGTTCTTCTCTCCAATTGTTTTTACTGATCCATTTTCTGGCGCATCAATTAATTTCACTTGCACTGAACAGTCGTTTATGTATTTCAAGGCTATCACATTTGATGACTATGAAACTGCCAACAAAATTATAGCTGCTCAAACTCCAAAAGAACAGAAAGAACTTGGACGACAAGTGAAAAATTTTAATCAAGGCGTTTGGGATGACGAAAAGTTTGCCTGTATGTACTGGGCAAACGCAATGAAATACACACAGCATGAAAACCTTAAAGCTGAATTAATTGCAACAACACCACTAAAATTAGTTGAAGCAAGTCCAGTTGATAAGATTTGGGGAATAGGATTAGCTGAAGATAATCCTCTTGCGCTCGATGAAGCTACTTGGCAAGGACAAAATTTATTAGGAGAGTGTTTAACACAATTGCGTAATGACATTATTGCCGGAAACGTCGTTGACATTAAGACTGGACTTTTATTTTAAAGATTGTATTTTTAAGCAGCCGCGATTTATAATAGCCACGTTCAATTAAGACGTGGAGGTTGTTATGTACGATTATGATGAAAAGGTTTATGTTCCAAACTTAGTCGAAACTTTTTCAAAAGCTAAAGAACGCAATGGTGCTTTTGGAAATATGACGGGTGGTTTCCCATTGATTGTGGGAAATGTTAGGGCAAATTGTTCTGAAAGTTTGTACCAGTCACTTCGCTTCACATCATATCCTAATTTACAACGGGAAATTTTACCTCTTGGTGGAATGGGTTGTAAAATGTCTTCCAAAAAGTACAGAAAGGATTTCACGCGTTCAGATTGGGATGATGTCAGAGTTGATTTTATGGAATGGGTAATCAGAGTTAAACTTGCTTGTCATCCAATCAATTTTGGTCTCTTACTTCTCGCAACTCAAGGACGTCAAATTGTAGAATTTTCAAAAAAGGATAGTTTTTGGGGTGCAAAGCCTCAAGTTGATGGAACTTTGAAAGGTCAGAATGTTTTAGGTCAGATTCTTATGAAAGTAAGAGATGATTATAGAAGTGATAGAGCCAATGGAGTTGAAATCTATAAGACTGTTAGACCTGTCGATGTTGAAAACTTTTCGTTGTACGGGAATCCCATAGGAGTTCTGACTTTCTAAAATCATTTTCAGTCTGATATCTATAAATAAATTCAGTCAGAATAAAATCTGACTGAATGTTTAATTGTTTAATTGTTTATTTTAATTTGTTTGGAGAAAGTTTATGAAAAACTATATTGGCATTTCTCGAGATCACTCGGGCTCAATGAGCCATCTTCGTCGTCCTGCAGCTGCAGATTACAACGCCAACATCGAAGTTATTAAGGAAAACGCGCTTTCCAGCGGTCAAGACACCATCGTTTCCGTTGCTGAATGTGGCGTCAATGATGGAAACTACAGAGCAGTTTCACGCATTGTAGTTACAAATTCAAGCGTTCAGGCTCTTCAGCCAATGTCAACGGCTGATTATCACGCCGATGGTCGTGCAACTCCGCTTTTCGATAGCGTTGGTCAATTAATCGAGCTTTTCGAAAGTGTACCTGATTACAACGATCCTGAAGTTTCCTTCCTCGTAATGGCAATTACTGACGGTGAGCACAACCAAGACGGCGCCTGGAACGCGGCAAAGTTATCTGCTAAAATCAAGCAACTTCAAGCAACTGATCGTTGGTCATTTGTTTTTCGCGTTCCGCGTGGTTACGCGCAACGTCTCTCTCGTATGCTTGGAATCCCAATGGGTAATATCCTTGAATGGGAACAGAGTGAACGTGGTGTTGAAGCGGCTTCGCAGTCTACCCGCGCTGCCTTCAACTCATACTACCAGAGTCGTTCAGCCGGTTCTACCTCAACCACGAAGTTCTTTACTGATCTCAGTAGTGTTTCAACAGATGATTTGGCAGAAGCTGCAATTGACGTTTCAGGACAGATTACACTTTGGACTGTTAACAGTGGTGAGCAAGACACTGGTATTCGTGAGCTTGTTGAAGCTCGTCTAGGTGGAAATCAGAAAATGAAGAAAGGAGCGGCTTTCTATCAGCTTACAAAAACTGAATCAAACGTTCAGTCTTACAAGCAAATCATTGTTCGTGACAAGAATACTGGCATTATTTACGCTGGCGGAACCCGGGGGCTGCTTGGTCTTCCCAACAACCAGAATATTCGTCTAGCACCTGGAAATCATGATCATTACGATATTTTCATTCAGTCAACGTCAGTAAACCGTAAATGTCCAGCTGGTTCAACGGTTCTTTACTGGCCTAATGTTGGAGTTCCATTTAAAAATTCTTAAAGATTTAAAAGCTTTTTTAATAAACGGCGATTAATTCCAAGAGTAATCATAGCTTCTTTTTTACAGTCATATTGAATTCCATTTATAATGACTGGGATTGCTCTTGGATTCCCACCATTTTTAAAATTTTTAGTTCGGTTAATTATTGCTTCTTTACTTTGTTTCTTACCTTTTTTGGTCAGTGACATTTTTAATTTGGCTTCCAATGAATGTTTTTTGCCTTTATTATTTTCTGAAATTTTTTGACGTGTATCAAAGTTGTGATGTTTATCTTTAAAAGAAGCAAATTTTGCTTTTCTTTCTTCAGAAGACATATTTGCTATGGTTATTTGTGCTTTTTTACCGCCAAAACCAAATTTTGCTTTTCTTTCTTCAGAAGACATATTTGCTATGGTTTTATTTCTTGTTAATTTTTGTTTTTCAATTGACCATAAAGGTTTAGACTTACCTTTTAGCGCTTTCGATATATTATTGCGATGTTCTAAAGTAGTAAATTTTCTTGAAGGATATAAAGTGCCTTTTAAAGCTTTGTTTAAGTTTAATTTATCATCAATATTATCTTGAATAAGTTGAAATTCAAACTCAAAAGCATCGTGTTTTGTAAAAAATTCAGCTAAAATAGTGATTTCAAAATTTTCAAATCCTAATTCTTTTATTGTTTTTGATGATGTAAAATATTTTTTACCTAAATCAGACGTTGATGGAACCTTGTTTGCGCTACGATATCCAAAATAATATTGTTTAGTAGTTTTATGCGTTAGTAAATAAACATATGGTAAAATACGTTCGGATACAAATTGACAGTTCATATAAATATTTCTTTAAAAAAAGATATTTATACTTGGCCTAATGTTGGTGTAAGTTTTAAGGAAGGTAAATCAGCTTTCTAAATTGACAAGTGTCATCATCTAAATGGTAAAAGACCTCCTCTCTTTAAGTGGAGAAATGTAGGTTCGAGTCCTACTGACACTTCTTTTATTTTCAACCAGATATGTACATTTTATAGTTTCAAATTATAATTAAACCAATGCCAATCTATTAGCAATGATGCTATGAAAGGACACGATGTTACAAACTGCTAAATTTCAAAAGTGTATTTTAGATTCATTAGATGAACAAATCGCAATAATTTTGAAATCTGGACAAATTGTATATGTTAATTCTGCCTGGGTTCAATTTGGGCGCAATAATGGTGCGCCTCCAGATTATGATTGGATTGGCAAAAATTATCTTCAAGCGTGTAAAGAAGCTACCCCATTAATTTCAGACGGGTTAAAACGTTTCATAGCTGGTAAGATTGATTGGTTTGAACATGAATACCCTTGCGAAGTAAGCGGTAAAAGTCGCTGGTTTATGATGAAAATTACTCGTTTAAATGATGAGTACACTGATCATTTTTGCATAATGCACCTTGATATTACGCAGCGAAAGTTAAATGAACTAAAAATTGAGCAGCTTTCAAGAATTGATCATTTAACTGGGCTTGCAAATCGTCGAGCATTTGATGAAGTTTTGAGTTCTGAGTGGAAAAGAGCTGTTCGCTTTAAGCATAATTTAACGCTTATAATGCTAGATGTAGATCACTTTAAGTTGTATAATGATACTTTTGGTCATGCTCGAGGTGATAAAGTACTGGCAAAAATTGGAGAAACTTTAAAAGAATTTGCAAAGCGACCTGGTGATTTATCTGCTCGTTATGGTGGTGAAGAATTTGCACTAATTTTAGCAGCAACAAGTAAAACATCATCACTTTGTATAGCGACGCAGATTAGAAAAACAATTGAAAAGTTAAATATTGCGCATGTAAAAAACTGCGTTACAGTAAGTGTTGGAGTTGCAACAATAAAACCAAGACGCGAAGAACATTTTTCAATGTTAATTGAAGCAGCGGATGAAGCACTTTATGAAGCAAAACACGCAGGCAGAAACTGTGTGAAGTGTTCTTGTAAGTGTAAGTAGATTTTTATAAATAAAATAAACGTGGTATGGCCGAAAAGTGAAGCGCCAGATTCATAACCTGGTTTTAAGTGGGAGCGTTACCCACTACCACGACATCTTAACTTTTAAAGGAGAATGACAATGCGAACGTGAACTTAACAACAAAGGAGCACTTAGCATGTCAAGAACCATTCGCCGCAAAACTAATTTTTCTCTTTGGCAGGAAGATTGGTATACTTGTGAATCTCGTTACGATAAACTTGTTGGTCGTGGCTGGATTTATAATAGACGTGTCTTTAAAAAAGGTAAGGAATTTAAAAAAGGATGGTGGAAATTTCATGGCGACGGTAAAGAATGGCGCCATTGTAAAACTTTCAATCTATCTTGGAGCGCTGTTCGCGCTGGTAATCGCGTAAATATTGCCAAATTTTTTCGTGACGATGAATATGATTTGATACCGTTTGATTTAAAAAGGAAACGTGATTGGGATTAATGGGATGCATTTTTCTATAAAGCATGATTTTTGTAAAATTTTAATATGCATTGAGCATATCGGGAAAGAAATATCTGAAAATATTGATTTAGATGTTTTAGGTTATGTAAAGGACAATTCAGGGATTGATCTTCATAAAATTTTAAATTCATGTGTTTTTAATCTTTTCAAAGAAAATGAAATTAAAATTTCATATGATGAAGAAAAGTCTATTAGAAATAAAATAAAGCATTTTTGTGAAACGGATTTAAAGCTGATGTAGCTCAGTCGGTAGAGCACTTCATTGGTAATGAAGAGGTCACGGGTTCGATTCCCGTCATCAGCTCAAGTTGCCTCCATAGTTTAGATGGCAAAACAGGAAATTCGTAATTTTCAGTCCTCAGTTCGAGACTGAGTGGAGGCTCAATGAAAGCGTTAACATTCGGTCATTATAAAAATCAAGATTTTAAAACGATTCCTAATGATTATCTTTCTTGGTTAAGATCAAGAATAGATGATCGAACCGCTCTATGTAGAGCTATTACAAAAGAACTTGATTATCGTAAGAAAACAGGTTTTCACGTGCCATCTGATACAACTTTATGTGCAAAAAATCGCAATCGTTTTTATGATAGCATTGGTATGTATGGAGAAGGTCTTGATGATGAATTGATGCAAATCGAATATGATTGGGGGCTCGTACAATAATATTGTACTTTTTTGTTCATCTTGTTATAATTTTACCATACGCTAATTGATGCTGGAGATTTAAGATGTTTGGTTCTGGTACTCTCATTTTCATTACTTTTCTAGTTGAAACTGGGTTATTTGCTTGGTACATTATGGACAAGACTACCCCAAGACAAAAAGATGATGTTTCCTTAAAACGACGAAGAGCTCGTCGTTTTAAGCGCGCACACGCTCAACTGGCAATTAAACGGCCAGAAGATACTCCTGTTTCACTTCGTCTTGACACGCTGAAAATTAAGCTTAAGGCTAAACAAAACCAAATTAACTCTGGGATTCAAGTTTCTTTTGACGATGGAGATGAAGATGTTAATCGCTCAGCAGAATACACTCTTTGATAAAATTAAAAATGATTGTTTGCGTGTAATCTCTGCAAATTTTCAAAGGGTTTCAACTCAAATTGAATTAATTTGGGGAACTCCTGAGTGTGAAAATTATTTACGGTCTCTGATGATAAATGATCGGACGGATTCTCGTCAAGGTTTTCCATTTGAAGTATTAGACTCGATAATGTCGCTTGCTAATTTACACGCTGAAAAATATGGGTCAAATTTGATGATCGTTTTTGGCAAAGTCGAAGAAATAAAATCAACTGATATTTGGAAAAGTCAATTTATTCAAGATAAATAACTTAAAGCCTCATTAGCTCAGTGGTTAGAGCGGGTGACTCTAAATCTCCGTCAGCACAGGTTCGAATCCTGTATGAGGCACCAATTTTAAAATTATGAAAACAGAAGCTGTTTTTTCAGGGTTTATTACGTTTGTTGAATGTGCTCCATACAAAAAGGAACACCCAACAGCAATTTGTATTTGTG